TGCGGCCACTATGCCAGCACCAACACCTGCTCCGGCGGCACCGGCTCCAGCGGCCACTATGCCAGCACCAACACCTGCTCCAGCAGCACCGGCTCCGGCGGCCACTATGCCAGAACCAACACCTGCTCCGGCAGCTACTAAACCTGCGGCTACTATGCCAGCACCAACACCTGCTCCAGCGGCTGCTAACCCCAAACAAACATCCGGTCTGGCCATGGGTGAACCTCTAGAGCCCAAGAAAAAATCATCTACGGCCAAAACAATAAAGGTACCAATTTCAAACGTGTCAAGTCAAGGTATTGACATGATCATGCAATTTGAAGGATTCAGGGCCAAGGCCTACAAAGATCATTCACAATATAGCATTGGTTATGGTACCAGGACCGAAGATCCTGATGAAATCTCGGGCAAAAAAACTATTGACAAAGAAGAAGCATACAAACGACTCACAACCTGGATAGGTAATCTAGTTGCCAAGGTTGTTGCGGTCGGCAAAGATCGAGAGTGGGGTCAAAACCAGATAGATGCCATGACATCCTTTGCCTACAATCTTGGTGACGGTGTATTGTCTACCGTGACCAATCGAGGCAAACGCATCAATCAAGAAACTGCTGATGCCATGCTGCTCTATAACAAAGCCAGTGGCAAGGTAGATCCGACTCTGCAAAAAAGACGCCAAAAAGAACACGATCTGTTTGTGCAAGATCTACCCGCACTGGCCAGAGGAGGCATCGCTCTAGGTCCCAGTGTCGTGGGCGAGGCCGGTGCTGAAGCTGTGATACCACTCAAGGGCGGTAATATTCCCGTGGATCTAGGTGAAGTAGGTGAGATCATCCGGCAGCTGGGAGATCTGCCAAACCCCGATCGATTGCAGCAAAATCTGCGCGATGCAGTCAAGGTTGATATCAAAACGGCCATAAAAGACCTGGCCAGCGAGTTGGCCAAGCCCAAACCCAATCAGATTGAAATGCTGGATCTCTTGAGAAACATCAAACGCACACACGAAACCAGTGCGGAAATCACGGCCAAGATAGCTCGCTCGTCGATGCATTAACAATAAATACCCCACTATGGCACAAGACAAACGCGGCTGGCGCAAGTATTTCAAGATAGCAGACACATCAGGCATGATGAGCCCGATCTCGGGCAAAAATCAATTTGGGCTACCGGGTTATCCACGCAATGATGGTGGCTATCCCGGCATGCCACCAGATTTCCAGTTCCGGAATTATGCCAGTCGTTTGCCCGAAGTGTATTCGGGACACCCCAATCGTATCGAGCGATATAATCAGTACGAAAACATGGACATGGATTCGGAAATCAATGCCTGTCTCGACATCATAGCAGAATTCAGTACTCAACCCAACAAAGACAATAGCACACCCTTTGAGGTCGATTACAAAGACGATCCCACCGAACACGAAGTTTCAATCATACGCAAACAACTCCAGCAGTGGACCAAGATCAACCGCCTGGACGAACGCATATTCAAACTGTTCAGGAACGGTATCAAGTATGGTGATCAGTTGTTCATACGTGACCCTGAAACATTTGAAATGATGTGGGTGGACATGAGCAAGGTCATGCGCATCATTGTAAACGAGTCCGAAGGCAAACGTCCCGAACAGTACGTGATCCGAGATATCAACCCCAACTTCCAGAGCCTGAGCATAGCGCAGAAGACCACCACAGACTACATGACCAATCCTGTGACCGGTACCATATCAGGTTCGGCCAATTACACCATGCCCAATGGTGGTGCAGGCGGCGGCGTGGGCAACAGCCGCTTCATGACTGCCATGAACGAGACCTGTATTGACGCTAAACATGTGGTACACATCAGTCTCAACGAGGGTCTAGATGTGTTCTGGCCTTTTGGACGTTCGGTGCTGGAGCAGATCTACAAGGTGTTCAAGCAGAAAGAGCTTTTGGAAGATTCGGTCTTGATATATCGCGTGGCTCGTGCTCCTGAACGCAGGATCTTCAAGATTGACGTGGGCAACATGCCATCGCACCTGGCCATGCAGTTTGTGGAGCGCGTGAAAAACGAGATGCATCAGCGCCGTATCCCCACGGTCACAGGTGGTGGTGCCAACATGATGGATGCCAGCTACAATCCACTCAGCATCAACGAAGATTACTTTTTCCCTGTCACAGCCGAAGGTCGTGGCAGCACGGTTGACACACTGCAAGGTGGTCAAAATCTAGGTGAGATTGACGACCTCAAGTACTTCAACAACAAGATGGCTCGCGGTCTACGTGTACCTTCAAGCTATTTGCCCACCGGCCCCGATGATAGTGATCGAGTCATGAGTGATGGTAAAGTGGGCACAGCCCTGATACAGGAATATCGATTCAATCAGTACTGCGAACGCCTACAGAAGCATATTGTACAAAAGCTAGATGACGAATTCAAGATGTTCTTGAAATGGCGCGGGTTCAATATTGATAGCAGCCTGTTCAACATCAAGTTCTGCGCCCCGCAAAACTTTGCCAGCTATCGCCAGAGCGAACTGGACACAGCACGTATCACGTCATTCACGCAGATGGAACAGCTTCCTTACATGAGCAAGCGTTTCATGATGCAGCGTTTCCTGGGGCTTTCCGAAGATGAGATCAAAGAAAATGCCCGGTTGTGGAATGAGGAACGCAGTAAGCCTGAAGTTACTCCGGTATCAGGTTCGGACCTACGCAGTGTGGGAGTCACACCGGGCGGTATAGAAAGTGACATTGGTATGGCTCAGGACGTGGCCGGCATGGGTGAACCTGGTGCTCTGGGTGCTCCTGGCACCGCTGCCCCAGGCACCGCTGCTCCGGGTGGTGCCTTGCCCGGTGCTGCTACACCCCCGGCAACACCTCCACCAGCAGTATAAATACCAACATGATATTGCGTGAATTTTGGGCCACTGAGCCCCAGGCCTATCAAGATCTTAGCCAAGACAACAGCCAGATCACCATAAAAGATCTGCGCAAAACACGTCTCACGCTGCGACAACTCAACAAGCTACGTCGCATGAATGATGTGCGCGCCGTGGAATACAAACGTGATCTAGAAGAAATTCGCAAGCAATACGCACCCCCACCAGCCGCGCCCGGTCTGTAAAATACTATTTTTACCCCCTAAAACACCGGGTTTTTAGGCATTGCTGTAAATAACACTACACTTTACCTACAAGGAGTAGCCCTCATGAACCGATTTGAACAGTTGATCGAATATGTGATCAATGATGAAGAAGCCAAAGCTCGCGAACTTTTCCATGAAATCGTGGTAGAAAAGAGCCGCGAAATCTATGAAAACCTCATGCAGGAAGAGGCCAAAGACAGCGAAGAAGATAAAGATCTTGACGAAGCTGCCGACGACGAAGTTGAAGAATCTGCCGAAGAACTAGACGAAGCTGCCGATGACGAAGTCGAAGAATCTGCCATGGGCGGCGACGCAGCCAAGGGTCTGATTGATGATGTGGAGATGGACGAAGAAAGCGACATCAACACCATGGAAGGCGAAGACGAAGAAGCAGAAGTGACCGATGTTGAAGACAGCGACGCCGATATGGATGATGCTGATATGGATGATGCTGATATGGATGATGCTGATATGGATGACGCTGACATGGGCGGTGACGAACCGGCCACCAAAGACGACATCATGAATCTAGAAGACAAGCTGGATGAACTCATGGCTGAGTTTGAAGATCTCATGGGCCATGAAGAAGCCGAGCACGATGACATGGGCAATGGTGATGACATGCCGGCCGATATTGGTGGCGATGCTATTGCCACTGACGACACCGCAGAAATGGAACCCATGGCCGAAGCTATCAGCCTCAAGCAGGTAAAACCCAAAGTTACCACCAGCGAAGAAGGTGATGGTAAGTCCGGTCCTGTAGCTTTCAACAGTGGCAAAACTGGCATGGCGGGCAAGCCCGTGCATGTGACCGGTGACAGCCCCGAAGGCAAGCATGACACCCCGGCCTACAAAAACACCACCAAAGACCTGATCTCGGACGTGCAAAACCAACCGGGCAAAGACATGAAGGGTCAGAAACCTGCTACCAAGCCGCACTTGGCCCAGGCCACAGGTGTCAACACCAAGAGCCCGCTACCGGGTCGCCGGGGCTAACACCAGATGACACCACGTTATCTCAGAGAAAATCTTACCTTCAATCAGGCACGTATCGAAGTCATAACCGAGGACGATGCTACCGGCAAGGGAGGTAAGAATCTCTATCTCAAGGGCATCTGTATCGAAGGCGACAAAAGAAACGCCAATGATCGCATATATCCGCGTCATGAGATTACCAAGGCCGTAAACACCATCAACGAGCAGATCCGTAATGGCAATTCAGTACTGGGCGAGGTAGACCACCCCGATGATCTCAAGATCAATCTGGATCGTGTGTGTCATGATGTGCAAGAAATGTGGATGGACGGGCATGCCGGTTGCGGCAAGCTCAAGATCCTACCCACGCCCATGGGACAACTGATCACGACTCTGCTGCAAAGCGGAGTCAAACTGGGCGTCAGCAGCCGCGGTAGCGGCAACGTTGACGACCATACAGGACATGTTAGTGACTTTGAAATCGTCACTATTGATGTAGTCGCACAACCCAGCGCACCCAACGCATATCCACAGGCCATCTATGAAGGTCTCATGAATATGCGTAATGGTCATAGGCTGATTGAAATGGCCCGTGAAGCTGGTGAAAGCGACAAGGTACAGAGATATCTGGCTCAGGAAGTCAAACGCCTGATCCGGGATCTCAAAATCTAAGGAGAAACCAAGCATGTTTGAGCAACTGAAACCATTGCTTGACAGCAACTTGATCACCGAAGAAATGGGAAAGGAGATCAATGAAGCCTGGGAAACCAAGCTCAATGAGACCCGTGAACAAGTACGTGTGGAACTCCGCGAGGAATTCGCACAACGCTATGAGCATGACAAGACTGTGATGGTAGAAGCCCTAGATCGCATGGTAACAGAAGGTCTCACCGCAGAGATCCAGGCCCAGGTGGAAGAAAAAACCCGCTTGGCCGAAGATCGAGTGCGCTTCCAGCGCAAAATGCAGGAATCGGCCACAAAGTTCAATGGCTTCCTTACCAAGAAATTGGCAGAAGAAATCACCGAACTGCGCCGTGATCGCAAGATCCACAATGAAGGTCTGGTCAAACTAGAAAACTTCATAGTGGCTGCACTGGCACGTGAGATCACAGAGTTTGCTCAGGACAAACGCGATGTGGTGGAAACCAAAGTGCGTTTGGTCCGCGAAGCACGAGGCAAACTAGAGGCACTCAAGACCCGCTTTGTTAAAGAAAGCGCGGCCAAGATGAGCCAGGCTGTGAGCCAGCATCTACGTAGCGAACTGTCACAACTGCAGGAAGATATCCAAATTGCTCGCGAGAACAGTTTTGGACGCAGGATTTTTGAAGCCTATGCAGCAGAATTTGGCGCCACACATCTCAACGAAAAGGCCGAGATGCGTCGCTTGAATCAGCTGGTGGTGGACAAGGATCACAAACTGCGTGAAGCGATTGAACTCAGCGAACGCGCTCGCGTGCTTGTTGAGAGCAAAAACCGTGAACTGAGCATGATCCGTGAAAACAACGAACGTGCACAGACCATGACCGAACTACTTGCACCCCTGAACCGGGACAAGGCCGAAGTCATGCGCGGTCTGTTGGAAAGCGTCCAGACCTCGCGGTTGAAAGGCGCATTTGAAAAGTATCTACCGGCAGTGCTGGAAGACCGTAAAACCACAACTCGCAAGGTCGTGGCTGAATCGGTCACGGCAGTGACTGGTGATAAACAATTGCCGGAGTCGCAGGAGCAAGACACAGATAACAACGTGATCGAACTCAAGCGTCTGGCAGGGCTGTAATAACAAAGGAGAGACAGAAATGTCAGAGCAACTACTTGAAAGCCGTTGGGAAGAAACCAAAGAGGCCCTGTTGGAAGGACTCCAAGGTACTCGACGCAATAGCATGAAGGTGATTCTTGAAAACACCCGACGCTACCTGAAAGAAAATGCCTCGAGCGGTTCAACCGCTGCGGGCAACATCGCTACGCTGAATCGCGTGATTCTGCCGGTGATCCGACGTGTGATGCCTACGGTTATCGCCAATGAGCTGGTTGGTGTACAGCCCATGACCGGTCCTGTGGGTCAGATCCACACTCTGCGTGTGCGTTATGCACAGAGCTTGACTGATACTTCGGCCGCTGCTACCAGCGTGACCGCGGGTCAAGAAGCACTGAGCCCGTTCACGATCGCTGTGGCATACTCAACTGTGCCCAAAGATACCACCAGCACGGCCAACTACACCGGTGGCAACACAGCTACCATGGAAGGCACTGGCGGTAAACAGATCAGCGTTCAGATCCTGAAGCAAGCGGTTGAAGCCAAGACCCGCAAACTGCAGGCTCGTTGGACGTTTGAATCGGCACAAGATGCACAGGCCATGCACGGCATCGACGTTGAAGCTGAAATCATGGCAGCACTGGCTCAGGAAATCACGGCTGAAATCGACCAAGAGATCCTGTTGAGCCTGCGCAGCCTGGCTTCGACTGAGTTTACTTACAACCAAGCTACCGTTTCGGGTACTGCTACGTTCGTGGGTGACGAACACGCTGCTCTGGCAGTGCTGATCAATCGCGTGGCAAACCTGATCGCTCAACGCACACGTCGTGGCGCTGGTAACTATGCCGTTGTTAGCTCGGCTGCACTCACTGTGCTGCAATCAGCTACCACTTCGGCTTTTGCTCGCACCACCGAAGGCACGTTTGAGGCTCCCACCAACACCAAGTTTGTGGGCACCCTGAACGGCAGCATGCGCGTGTTTGTTGACAGCTACGCTGCTGACACCACCCCGGTGCTGGTTGGCTACAAGGGAAGTTCGGAAGCAGACGCCCCGGCGTTCTACTGCCCCTACATCCCCTTGATGAGCTCAGGCGTGGTGCTGGATCCGACCACGTTTGAACCGGTCGTGAGCTTTATGACGAGATATGGCTACATCGAGTTGACAAACACCGCAAGCAGCTTCGGCAATGCTGGCGACTACGTAGGGGAAATTGCCGTGAGCAATTTGTCCTTCAGCTAATCCAGTTGGTCGACGCAACAAAACAAGAAACCCACTTCGGTGGGTTTTTTGTTGACTATTTCTCCTAAGAATGTTATGTTAGATAGGTGAAATCGCACTCTCTAACTAAATAACAATATGAAACCTTATACATATCTAATCCGACATCGTCCTACCAATCGTGTATATTACGGGGTACGCAGTGCCAACAAATTACCACCAGAGCAAGATCTCTGGCACCAATACTTTACCAGCAGTCCCAAAGTACAACGGTTGATTGAAGAGACCGGCCGCGATAGTTTTGATGTAGAGATACGCCGGGTGTTTGAAACTCGAGAACAAGCAGTAGCATGGGAAACCAGAGTGTTACGGCGCTGCCGCGTGCTAGAAGATGATCGTTGGATCAATCAGAATGTCGCGGGATATATTGTACCTACTAAAGAGAGTCGTCGTAAGATCAGTGAGTTTCACAAAGGTAAACCTAAGTCTAAAGAACAAATTGAAAAAATTAGACAATCAAATGTTGGAAAGAATAAGGGCAAAATAGCAACAGAAGATCATAGACGCAAAAACTCTGAAGCTCACAAGGGAGAAAAAAATGGACGTTATGGTAAAGCGGTATCAGAGGAAACTCGCCGTAAGATAAGCGAAGCCAAAAAAGGCAAACAACAAGCCCACAACAAAGGTATTCCAATGAGTGATGAACAAAAACAAAAACTCAGAAAAGCGATGTTGGGGCGTAAAGTAGACCCAGAAGTAGTAGAACGCAGAGTAGCCAAGCAACGTGGCCAAAAACGAGTCAAGATACATTGCCCGCACTGTGATCGCGATATTGCTCGTGGCTGGTATCACCGGCACGGTGATCATTGTGCGCGCCGCGGTGGTGGCCGGGGAGATAGGTACAGCCCATAAATATCCTTATAGGATACGGAAAATATGAGCAATACCCCCCAGCAGGTAATCAATCTAGGTTCGGCACCCAACAACGGTACCGGTGAAGGCCTGCGTGAGGCCTTTGACAACGTCAACAACAACTTTGCCAACGTGTGGGCAGCAGGTCCGGTCAACACCAATGTGACGATCACCAACAACTGGGTGTCAACTACCCAGACCGATCTAGATCTCGTGATCGCGGGCAATGGTCTAGGCAACATACAGATGCAGACCACGGCGCTCACACAGCACATGCGACCCTTGTCGGACAGTGTGTATGATCTAGGTACCCCTGCGTTCTGGTATGACAGTGCCTGGATACGCTATCTCAACACGACGGGTATCACCAGTCAGGTAGTTCAGGTAGGCAATGTACGCTACACCGGTCTGGCGGGCGTTGCAGGTCAGGTCTTGACCACGGATGGTGTAGGTAACACCTATTGGAGTAACGTAGCGGGTGGCAATGCTGATCTTGGTAACTGGGCATTTATAGGCAACACACAATACAACATCAATGGCGGTTCCGTCACAAACGGTGATCTGTTGTCTGGCCCCACTGCGGCCTTGATTCTGCCCACTAATGGTGCAATCAACAACACGACCACGCTGTTCAATCTCTATGGTAACCTAGCGTTACAAACTGGCAACAATACTGGGGTGACCGCGGCCACATGGACCTTTGACAACAATGGTCAACTTCTTGCTCCATTGCAATACACGACTCGTGGAGATATATCCAGTGGTACAGTGTATGGTTACACGTTGTCGTTGACAGACAACAACTACGAGTCTGTAATAACCACGGCCAATGGCGATGCAAATACAAACATAAACTCACAACGTTTGGTAATCAATCCTGGCAAAGGTGCCGACGGTACTGGCGGAGAAGGTGGCGATATCTATCTCTGGGCCGGTCGCGGTGGCGATACAGACGGCAATGGCGGTGACGTCAAGATACGCGGCGGATATGGACCCGGCAACGGTTCAGGCGGATATATTCGTGTAGAAGCCGGGGATGTACAAAGTGCAGGCACAGCTGGATATCTATACCTCAAAGGTGGGGACAGTGGCGGTGGCTCGGGTGGTTATGTTGAGATCTTAGGCGGTTATGGAGGCGGTGGTTCTGGTGGAGCCATCACAATGACCGGAGGTTATGGTGGGGATGGTCCCGGGGGTAATGTCACCATTGGTGGCGGTATCAGCACCGGTGGTCTAGGTTTTTACGGCAATGTGCTGGTCAATGCTGGTGCTAGCCAATGGCGTTTTGAAAACAATGGCAATATTACCCTGCCCTCAGACACCAGCAGTATCAACTATGCCAATGGTAATCCCTATGGTGGTGGCGGTAATACATTTGCCAGTATCACGATGACCAATACCCCGATGGCTGCTAGCAACGTCATTCAATACGGATTGGGTAATTTAATATCATGGTTGGACGGTGAATGGACCATCGGTGAATTCAATGGCAATTTAGGTGCCCCCAATAGTGGTCTAGGCAATGAAGGTATACGCATTGATCCCGGCATTGAAAGCAATGCCGGTATGACTTTTCCATCAGTACTGAATCAAAGCAGTCAACCTGTTCAAATCTACAGCACCAGCGGTAGTGGTGTTGTTCTCAATGTGGGCACAGGATCATACTCCTTCCGAAGCAATGGCAATATAGATCTACCCAGTAACACATCAAACATCAACTATGCCAATGGTGTCAGTATTCTAGATGGCGTAATCAGTAATTACGGTGACTCCAACGTGGTCACACTCATGGCCAACTTTGGATCAAATGTGATATCAACCACAGGTAATATCACAGCCAACACATTTGTAGGCGATCAGGCCAATATTGAACTGGTGGCCAATGTATATATTTGGACCTTTGACAATACTGGCAATCTTACAGCACCCGGCAATATCATTTTAGACACCAATCAGGCTTTTTGGGCCTACAGCAACACTGGACTCACTGTTACAGCCAACATACAAAGTGATGTCAATGGTGTCAGCATGGAAAATGGAGTTGACACTTATACGTATGCTAATGCCAATGTGGTCATCCAAACCAATGTGGGCAATGCAGGCAATGTGTATGGTTGGACATTTGACAGCACAGGTAACTTGGGCGCCAGTGGCAATATGCAACTGGTCAGCAACAGCAATCTTTGGAACTTTGATACCAATGGCCAGTTGTTTGCTCCGGGCAATGTGGTGACCACAGGTAATGTGAGTGCAGGTGCGTTTGTAGGCACCAACCCCAATGTAGAAGTCATTGCTGGATCGTATGCCTGGACATTTGATACCGCAGGCAATGTCACGTTCCAAGGCGGAACAGGCAACATTGAACTGGCCGCCAACACAGCAGTATGGACGTTTGATACCACTGGCAATGTCACTGTGTCGGGTAATACAACCGTTTCCACAGTGTCTGCTACAGGTGCGGTTGATGGATACAACATAGCTATCACAGCTGGATCAGCAGATCTAGGCGACTACTATACCACTTCTGGTGGAGACGTTGTGATCACAGGCGGCGTTGGTGCCTTCAATGATGGAGGTGGAGGAGGTCCTGGCGGCAGCATCTATCTCACAACAGGCAACAGTGCAGACCCAGCAGGCCATGCAGGTAATGTAAACATCACAGCTGGTTCTAACAGTTGGGTGTTTGATTATACTGGTAACTTGACTATACCTGGCAACGTTGTACAGGGCAACTCAAAACTGTCGCTGAACGAAAACGGTGGTAACACTGCCTATCTAACTTCTACTGTGGATGATCTCACAGCCATCTACATGGATGCCAACGATATCCAGATCTATGCCAATGGCAATGTGAGCATAAGCGCATTCACAAGCCATTGGACATTTGATAACACAGGTGCACTGACTGCTCCCGGAGATATCACAACAACTGGCAACCTGAGTGTTTACGACGCTACCATAAGTGGCAACATCAACGGCTCAAAAAACTTTGATTTAGATGGTAACGCTACCATTGGTGGTAACTTGTTTGTGACTGGCAACATAAACTTTACAGGAAACGTCACACAGATTTCTGGCAACTCGGGTGTGTTCTACGGCAATATATCAACAGGTATTGGTGCTATCTATGCTGGCAAGACCGGTTATACACCTCTGCCCAACACTGTGGTACAAATAACAGGCGATGACAACAGCTATACCCAAGTAAACCTGCAGAATACCAATCACGGTAATGTGGCGTCTATGGAACTGGCGATCACAGCAGATGACGGCACAGATACCACAAACTATCTTGACATGGGTATAGCCAGCAGTGTGTGGGACGGTACACAAGACAACAGTCTTGGTTCAGCAGTGCAGCGCAGAGACGGTTATCTGTATGTGCAAGGTGGGGCAGCAGGTGGCAACTTGGTTCTTGGTACCACAACAGCAGGCTACGGTATCAAGTTCAATGCCGGCGGCTCGGGCTCAGCAAACACCGTGGCGCAAATCTCCAACACAGGGATCACTACCAGTGGTGCTATTTCGGCCACTGGTAACGTGCGTGGTGCCTATATCTTAGGCGATGGCAGTTTACTAAGCAATATACAAGTCAGTGGTTCTGCGCCAGTCAGCACTACCGGTAACGTTACAGGTGGCAATCTTGTTGCCACAGGAGTGGTCAGTGCTTCGGGAAATATCTCAGCAAACTACTTTTTTGGCAATGGTAGCCAGCTCACAGGATTACCAGCCGCCTACAGCAACTCAAATGTGACCACTTTGCTAGCTGGATTTGGCAGCAACACAATATCCACTACTGGCACTGTGACCGCAGGTAACATCACTGGTGCAAATATACTCACAGGTGGTGCAATCAGTGCAACTGGTACTGTCACCAGCGCAGCCAATGTGATTGGTGGCAATTTGTCTACCGCAGGACAGGTAAATGCCACTGGCAACATCACTGGTGCAAATATACTCACAGGTGGTGCAATCAGTGCAACTGGTAACGTGCGTGGCGGCAACTTACTTGGTGTTGGTATATCAGCTTCGGGCACAGTTACAGCCACATCGTTGCAGGTAACCGGAGCTACGACCTTATCTGATGTGACTGCAACAGGCAACGCAACTATTGGTACAGCACTGACCATTTATGGTTCTAACAATACGATTACAACTCAGAATGGCTCCGCAGTTCAGTTTGGTCAGCGAGTAAACTTCAACAGCACAAATGGTATTTTTGTAACTGGTAATGTCAATGCCCAATCTAACTTGATTGTAAGTGGATTCTCAGTTACCAGTGGTAATGCATCTGTGACTGGTAACGTAATCAGCGGCAACGTCACGACCACAGGTTTGATCTCAGCTACTGGCAACATCACAGGTGGTAATATCCTAGGTGGTGCCAATGTCAATGCTACCACGTACACAGGAACCACAGTGTCAGTGTCAGCCAACATCACGGGTGGCAACTTACTCACAGCAGGTTTGATTTCGGCCACAGGTAATATCACAGCCGCAAACTTGGGCAATATTAGTTCAATCAACTTAAACGGCAACGCCAGCACCGTGTTATATGGTAATGGTGTGTTTGCCGCGGTTGCTGCAGGTAGCAGTTATGGAAACTCAAACGTAACCACATTGTTGGCTGCATATGGCAGTAACACAATATCTACCACCGGCACAGTTAACGCTGGTAATATCACAGGTGGTAACGTATTAACAGGTGGATTGATATCAGCCTCGAGTAACATCACTGGTGGCAATATCTTAACTGCTGGCATTATGAGTTCTACTGGTAATGCCACACACGGTAACATTTTAACTGGCGGATTGATCACAGCCACAGGTAATATCATTGGTGGTAACATCAGCACCGCAGGAACTGCCAGTGTTACAGGTAACTTGAATGTAGGCTCCAACGCCACAGCCACATTACAACATAGTTTACTAAGCGGAATTCAGCTTGCCCCAGCAGCCAACGCAATCACTGCCAATGCTGCGGTATCAATAGGCGGTTCCGGCAGCAACTATCTGGCTTTGGGTCAGTATCCAGTTGGATCTACACTAAATGGTGTGAGCACAGCCTATGCACAATGGATACAAAGCGGATATTCACAAAATGCCACTTACTATCCAATCGTGTTGAATCCTTTGGGCGGTAATGTGCAACTGGGTGGCAATATCATTGCTCCTGGAGCAGTGTTAGGCAATTCAGCAACAGTAACCACTGCTAACTATGCCATTGGTTATAGAGATCTTCCCCAAATATCGTTCGCTGGCAATGCCACAATAGCAGCAGCCGATGCAGGCAAGCATTACTACTCAACATTGTCCACTGGTAACACATTGACTATCGCAAATAACTCATCTGTGAGTTGGACCGTGGGCACAGCAATCAGTATTGTAAATCGTGGAACCGGCAACATCACTATTGCACAAGACACCGGAGTAAGTCTGTATCTTGCAGGCAATGCCACTGCTGGTAATAGAACCGTGACCACATATGGCATGGCGACACTATTGAATGTTGCCGCCAACGTTTGGATGATCAACGGCACAGGAGTAAGTTAATGACTGGCATCATGATGAATATGATGAACAACGTGGGATCAGCTTCATCACCTGTGTACCCCAGCAATAATACTTGGACCGGCACTACATCAGGCCTACAGATCAACTATCTCAATGCACCAACTGCCAGCTTCAACTATTGGCTAGATGAGTCGGGCAATGGTCGCAATGGTACGATATACAAAACAGGCACCGGAACCGCTACTTATACCTCCAGCAACAATGGAGGGTTGATATTGGGACCAAGTCAAGCCACAAACATGGCCATGGTAGCCAATACATCATATAATTTGGCAGTCCCGTTCACCGTTGAAGTTATTGCAAATATTACTGCAACGAGTTTTTGGTCTACACTGTTTGGCAATGAAAGTTACCTGGCGAGCCTTGGTTGGATGGCGTATTGGGCAAGCTCAACTCAAATCTCTATAGGTGGAGTGACCAGCAAATACAACCTTTATAATGTCACTGCCAACTCAGGAGCTATTAGACAATTTATTATCACAGTAGATGCTACACCTAGCCTCAAGTTATACATCAACGGAACGCTACAAAACTCAGTCTCCACTGGATATAATTCTGCACAAAGCCCTGCCGCCACAGGATTGAACTTTGGTTCTCGCCATCCTAATGCTGGTACCTCAGGCACGCCAACTGATGTTGCTATTGGCACCTATTATCAAATGAGAGCTTACAACATTGCTTTGAGTCAAGCTCAAGTCACCGCAAACTACAATGCTGTGAAAACTACCTACGGAATTTGATTATGATCATAAGAAGTGGAACCTATCGCGGCGGTAGATATCAAACACCCGGAGTGGTGCAGGCCAATTTGATCTTGAATCTTGACGCCGGTAATCCTGCCAGTTATCCAGGCTCAGGCTCAACATGGACTGATACTGAAAGCGGATTGGTATATACTTTGGCCAACAGCCCTGCCTACGATGCTGGCAATGGCGGTAGTATATTGTTTGATCCGGCTTTGAGTCAGTATGCTCAGGGACCATCATTTGCATCAACATTTTCAAACTGGACTGTGGAAGCCTGGTTGTATCATGACACTACCAACATGGGCTCGGGATCTCCTTGTATTGTGACAGAAATGTATTTTGGCAATCCCCTCAACTTTACTTTGGGCAACACCGAAGACAGTTTTCCCTACCTCCAGTCTGGTTCATTCAATGGTGGTTGGGCATCAACTTATTCTGGGCAGGTCACACTAATCACAGGCAATTGGTATCAGGTCACAGGCACTTGGGACGGCACCACCGTGCGACTGTATGTAAATGGCGTCTTGGTTAACAGTCGTGCATGGCCCGGCTTCAACTCAGTGCGTGGTGGAAATGGCATCAGATTGATGAGTCGTTGGGACAATTATCAATACTGGGGCGGCAAACTCAGCATTGTAAGAATCTATAACGCAGATATTGGTACCAGCGGTGTGTCACAGAACTTCAATGCCAATAGATCAAGGTTTGGAATATGATTATCTCAGGCGGCAAAATTCAAGGCACAATCTTGCAGGATGAACCTGGATATGTCACCACAGGACTGACCATGTGGTTGGATGCCAATAACCCTGCCAGCTATCCGGGATCTGGAACCACCTGGTATGATCTTTCGGGTTTTGGAGCCAATATTAGCTTGCAGAATTCGCCCACGTGGACCTCAGGCACACCCTCCTACTTCACGTTCAATGGCGCCAATCAGTACGGTGTGGGATTCACTGCCAATGTGTTACCCAACAATCAGTATACCAAGAGCATGTGGTTGCGTCTTAACAGCTACAGCTATAACAACAACATAGTGAGTAGTTTCGCAGGTGGTCACTTCACTTTTGGATCAGGTGGCAACCGTTTCTATAGCGGACACCAGGACTGGGCCAACTACAATGCATTTCCCACCGTGGCCACGTTTGATCTAGGTCAGTGGTATTACATAGCCGTGACATTTGAAGCCTATGTAAGTATGAAAACCTATGTGAACGGTGTATTTGACGCCAGTTCAAGCTACAATCTCAACCCGCATCCCGGCGACGGTAGCACCGACATAGCCAGTTACGATCATGGCAATCTCTTGAGTGGCAGTATAGGCCAGTTTTTCTGCTACAATAGATCCTTGTCTGACTGGGAAGTCTTGCAAAACTTCAATGCCTCACGTGGGCAATATGGAGTCTAGGCCACCCCGATCTGTCCTCAGTATTCTCCCGATTCCTCTATGTGAGATCCGGGTTGATCATAGGCTCGATAATAATCTTCATTGGGTTTCATTACTCTGAACTGATATTTGAGAGCAGCAAACGTGGCCTCTGCTGGATCTAGGAGATCACAGACCACAAAACTGGTACCGCATCCTCCGCTCACGTTCTTGAAAGAGCTGTGCCGGAACTCCTTGGCCTTGAGCGCACGATGGATATCACTACCGTATGCAAATATGATTCGAGTTATACCCAGTCGCTGATTGCGCAGACGAACCCGATCCCAGACTGTGAGTTCAGTGAGTCGGGCCTCATTGGCATCGTCAATGGTCAGCAGGCATTCACGGATCTTGAGAGATCCTTTGGTATGCGTGTTGTCGGGGGTTTCTTTGGTTGACCAGGCAAGTTCGCATGTGACATGATTCACATAGAACGTTTCACCATGTGTTTTGATTACCCACATGGGCACGGTGGGGTCTTCTAGATGTTTTTTGTTGAAATGAAAAACACAATCTCGGCATGCATATTCAATCTAGGACATGAAAGTCTCCTTGGTTAGTGGTGCGCCAGGCGGGAGTCGAACCCGCTACCAGGAGTTTTAGAGGCTCCGGCTATCCGATCAGCTTCGGGCGCATATGGTAATTATGCACGATTCTGCAGGTGGTTTACAAACAAATTGGACAATCTAGGCCACCCTGATCAGCTCCGAGATTTTCACGATTTCCTTGGCACCACTGGGCCATTTGACCTCCACGGTCCATATGCCCCGGCGTGACAATACCACGCCCTGCGCACGGTCTGTGGGTCTGCGCACTATGTCTCCGGCTGCGATCAGTTTGGTTGGTTGTCGACTCATACCTTGAACCATGAGATATATTGACTGACTTCGCGTATGACCGTGGACCAGTCATCAAAATTCTCCTGACGGAACAGGCGTGCTGTGGGATACCAGGGCGAATCTGATCGCGCTAGAAGCCAGCGCCAGTCCACGGCAAATCGCTGCAACATGACCCAGGTGGGACGACCCAGCGCCCCAGCTAGATGCGCTATGGCAGTATCCACGCTCAGCACCACATCTAAGTTCATCAGCAGGGCCGCAGTATCATGGAATCCAGTGATGGTACCGGGAAACATGCGCACACCCAGCTCGGCCAAGGCCGCTGTTTCTTCTGGGGTGGCATCAATCTGGAGATTGATCCATTCGCATTGCGGGTTTGATCGTATCAGCGTGAGAGCCTGAGCAAATGGCATACCTTTGTGGGTGTTGAGCCAGGCGTCCCGGCGGCCACTCCAGGACAAGCCTACTCTCAATCGCGTTTTGTTGCCCAACAGTTGGCGCCATTGCTGGCACAAATTGTCGGGTGCTGTGATATAGTTGATGGATCGCGGTAGATTCTGCAGGGTCAGGCCCAGCACGGCCGGGATGCTCATGATGGGTATCCAGTAATCAACCTCGGGCATGGCACTACTGTATGCCGAGACCGATGCTATGACGGTGCTGTTCTGGAACAACGGTATCAAACCATCGGTGGTCTGCAAATGTACGCGGGCGCCCAAGGCATGTAGGTTCCATAGGAAGCGACTGAATTGTATGCAGTCACCATGTCCCTGTTCGCCTATGACCAGTATAGAGCGATCCCGGAGATCTTGTCCGGTCCAGCGCGGTCGATCAAGCTGGGGCAAGGTGCCCGCGAGATGTTCGTAGTTCCAACGGGTCTCGTATGCGGGCCAGCCGCGCTCATAGTCGCCCAAGAGCAGCAAGCACACGGATCGATTGAACTGTGCCATGGGATCCTGGGGATTGAGCTGGATGGCACGTTCCAAGAACGGCAATGCCCCAGCAGGTTCCCCGATCTCACGCAGTACATTGCCATAATTGTTGAAGGCCGCAGATGAGCCGCGATCCTGGGCAAAGGCCTGGGCATAGCAGGCCAGAGCCGCATCATATTGGCGATCAGCACGATGTTGATTGCCGGTTTCAATTAGCTGTGCAGTATTCACGGGGTATTTACTACGGTACTCTGGTATAATTTGGTTTTTGCATAAATACTTGGTCCGTAATCATGCGGCTTATGCTGTTTCCCCAAACAGCGTAGCGGGATAGAACCCGCAACTTTACACAAGGAACAAACAAAATGGGTCGAGCTCTCAAAATCTCCAAACGTGGTCCTGCACAGGGCATCACGATCAACGCCGATGGTACCATAAATCAACCCGCAGCCGCGGTCAATGTGGATGTGGGTTATCCCAACTTTGGGTCACTGACAGATCCGGTTTACAACTCAGCTGGCACACTCAGCGCCTCGGATTATCTGGGCGTGGTGGGTGGATTCCAAGAAGGTCAGGGATCAGCTGCCAATCCCTACATCAACTGCACGGTCAATATCGTACTAAACAGCGGTTCTAGCACTGGTTCGGGATCGGGCCGCATCTTGCGCCAAAAGGGTGCACACAAATTCTTGGTGGCCAAAGCCTCGGACATACAAGATGAGGACATCGTGGCCGGTAATACCTATATGATCAACAGTGCCAGCGGTACAGATTGGTCTCAGTTTGGTGCTAGCCCCAATGCAGCACAGGGTGATATTTTCACAGCCACTATCAGTGGTAGTTCGGCTGTTGTTGACAACGGTACCGTGTGGAATGTGGGTATCTGTGTTCTGGCCAACACTGGTTCTCCCAGCGCAGGATATATGAGCGTGGCATACTCTGTGGGTGATAGTTCGGCTGTTTACGCTTCTTATATCACCAATAAATGGGTACGTGACTGGAATGGCATGACCTATGGCAACTACGCTGACAGCAACTATGGTACCAATGTACAAAGTAGCGAAAACTTTTATCCCACCAACTTCTTCACTGATGAAGGTACGGTCACATGGTCTGGTGCAGAAGTTATCAATGGTGCTTCCGCACAGAATGGTAGTCTGCAATTGGCCCAGATCAACAACCTTACTTCGTAACATTTGTCAAACCAAAAGGATCCTCCCAGATAACTACTGGGAGGATTTTTTATGAGTGTGGCTTTTGTGTTGGGTAACGGGCGCAGTCGCATGGGGCTGGATCTGGATCAGGTAAAAAGACATGGTCCCGTCTATGGTTGTAATGCTCTCTATCGTGAATTTATACCCACAGTATTGGTGTCTACAGATAGACCCATAAGCACGGCCATACAAGAGAGTGGCTATTCGGCTCAATACGAGTTCTATACTCGTAAACCTATTCCGGGTCTAGGTGCCAAGTCTGTACCCCAGCAGTATTTTGGATTTAGTTCAGGTCCATTGGCCGTGAGTTTGGCTGCACTGGCCCATCATGATCCCATATATCTCGTGGGATTTGATATGGGGCCAATGCCGGGCGATCTGTTCAACAATGTGTATGCGGATACCGAATTCTACAAAAAAAGCAGCAGTCAACCCACTTATACCGGTAATTGGACACGGCAGATTCTGCGTATCGCCGGCGATTTCCCGCGGATACGTTTTGTCCGAGTGCGTGGATCAACCACGGCGCATATTGCTCAATTTGATGGATTGGCTAACCTGTTTCATCTGGATCTAGAAGACCTACAACGACGACTAAATAATCCAAAGGACCTTTAGATGAGCACAATCAAGCGCGTTAGCGGCAATTACACCATCGAAACCATAGATCCTACAGATTCGATCAAGCTTTCGGCTGGGGCAACTACCATCACCGGGGATCTAACCATCAACGGAAATACCAGTATTGGTGGCAACGTATCGGTTAATCAAATAACCAATGGTACCAGCAATGTCAAGGTGGTCAGCGCCGGCGGTGCGGTCACAGTGGGTATTGGTGGATCTCAAGCAGCAATATTCAACGGTACTGGACTATCAGTCACGGGCAATATTACTGGTGCCAATATACTTGGTGGGGCCAATGTCAACGCAGTGATCCATACTGGGACCACAGTTTCAGTTTCGGGAAATGTCACCAGTGGTAATCTAATATCTGCCGCGCTGGTGCAAGGTGTTACAGTATCAGCATCGGGCAATGTCCAGGGTGCAAATGTCAATGCCACTGGTGCAATTTCTGCCAGCGGAAATGTGTTTTCTAGCGGTAAAGTCACAGCAGTTGGCAACGTCATTGCTGCAGGATTCCAATATGCCAATGGTGTGGCTGTGCAAGCTTCTGGTGCTCAAGGTGCCACGGGCATACAGGGCAGTACTGGATCTGGTGCGCAAGGCACAACCGGTCCTCAAGGAGCTACCGGAATACAAGGAACACAAGGTAGCACAGGTGCTCAAGGTGTCACAGGCAGCCAAGGAACCATGGGCACTCAAGGCGTTCAAGGTTTATTGGGAACACAAGGCGCTACTGGTGGCCAAGGCACCACAGGTGCAGGTACTCAAGGCACCACAGGTAGTCAAGGCGCTACTGGTGGCCAAGGCGCTACTGGTGGCCAAGGCACCACAGGTGCAGGTACTCAAGGCATCACAGGTAGTCAAGGCGCTACTGGTGGCCAAGGCACCACAGGTGCACAGGGTACCAGTGGAACAAATGGCACACAAGGCACCACAGGTGCACAGGGTACCAGTGGAACAAATGGCACACAAGGTGCCACCGGCGGCCAAGGCATCACAGGTGCGCAAGGCATCACAGGTAGTCAAGGTGCTACAGGTAGTCAAGGCGCTACTGGTGGCCAAGGCACTACAGGTGCACAGGGCACTCAAGGTATTCAAGGTCGACAGGGAATTACTGGTACCCAAGGAGCCACAGGTACCCAAGGTGCTACAGGTAGTCAAGGCAGCACTGGATCGCAAGGTATTCTAGGTTCACAAGGTATAACTGGCGACGCTTATGTAACCACTAGCTCAACTAGTCTGACTATTGCAACTGGCAGTCAAACGATAACTGTTGGTACCAATTTAGCATATATCTCATCTCAAAATATTGTTATCTCATATGACGGTAGCAATTATATGTCAGGAACTGTTACCAGTTATAACAGCGGTACTGGACAGCTAGTAACCAATATTACTAGTACTACTGGATCTGGTACTTATAGTTCTTGGTCAGTAAATCTTGGTGGAACTCCGGGACCACAAGGCACCACAGGTGCAGGTTCTCAAGGCACCACAGGTGCTCAAGGCACCACAGGTAGTCAAGGTGCTACTGGTAGCCAAGGCACCACAGGTGCACAGGGCACTCAAGGTATTCAAGGTCGACAGGGAATTACTGGTACCCAAGGAGCTACGGGTACCCAAGGTACTCAAGGCACTACAGGTTCAGGTGTTCAAGGAACAACAGGTGCTCAAGGTATCACAGGTAGTCAAGGTGCTACTGGTAGCCAAGGCACCACAGGTGCACAGGGTACTAATGGAACAAATGGCACACAAGGTGCTACAGGTGCTCAAGGCACCACAGGTGCACAGGGTACTAGTGGAACAAATGGCACACAAGGTACCACAGGTGCTCAAGGTACAACAGGTGCACAAGGCACCACAGGTGCACAGGGTACTAGTGGAACAAATGGCACACAAGGCACTACAGGTGCACAGGGTACTAGTGGAACAAATGGCGCACAAGGCACCACAGGTGCACAGGGTACCACAGGTGCACAGGGTACTAGTGGAACAAATGGCACACAAGGTACCACAGGTGCACAAGGCACCACAGGTACTGGCACTCAAGGCACCACAGGTGCACAGGGTACTAGTGGAACAAATGGCACACAAGGTGCCACTGGCGGCCAAGGTGCTACAGGTGCACAGGGTACTAGTGGAACAAATGGCACACAAGGTGCCACCGGCGGCCAAGGCACCACAGGTGCACAGGGTACTAGTGGAACAAATGGCACACAAGGCACCACAGGTGCACAGGGTACTAGTGGAACAAATGGCGCACAAGGCACCACAGGTGCACAGGGTACTGCAGGAACAAATGGCACACAAGGTACTACAGGTGCTCAAGGCACCACAGGTGCACAGGGTACTGCAGGAACAAATGGCACACAAGGTACCACAGGTGCTCAAGGCACCACAGGTGCACAGGGTACTGCAGGAACAAATGGCACACAAGGCACCACAGGTGCACAAGGCACAACAGGTGCACAGGGTACCACAGGTACTGGTACTCAAGGTGCTACAGGCGCTCAGGGTTCCACGGGCACTCAGGGCTCCACGGGCACTCAGGGCTCCACTGGACCCAGTACGGCTATCAATGCCACAGCGGTCACAACTGGTACATTCTATCCGGTTTTTGTGGCCGCAGCCGGTAGCAACCAAACAGCCTCAGTTCGAACAGCAGCCACGGCATTCAGTTTTGATGCAGCAAATAACACGCTACAGGTCACATCAACACAAGCTCAATATGCCGACTTGGCCGAAAAATACAGCGCCGATCAAGACTATGAACCGGGTACTGTGCTCTGCTTTGGTGGCACACACGAAGTAACTATCAGTTCAGTTGATGGTGATCGAGCCGTGGCCGGTGTGGTCAGTACCGGTCCGGGACACGTCATGAACGCGGGCATATCAGCTGAACATCCGGTACTGCTGGCTCTGCAGGGGCGGGTAAAAACCCGTGTCACGGGCGTGATACGCAAGGGCGACATGATGGTGAGCGCGGGCAACGGCGCGGCCAGATCGGATGCAGACCCCCCAACTGGTGCTATTATAGGCAAGAGTCTGGAAAACTTTGAGGGCGATCAGGGCCTGATTGAAATCGTGGTGGGCAGAGTCTAGCGCAAAATAGTTTGGGATCTAAATTGGTAAATATCCTATAGGATCCCACTAAATGAGCGATACACCACAACAGCTAATAGACATCGGTGCGGTAAATGACGGCACGGGTGAAAGTCTGCGCGACGCTTTTCAAGCGGTCAATAACAATTTTGCCAATATATGGACAGCGGGACCGGTCAACAGCCAAGTCCAGATCTCCAACAATCGTGTCAGTACCAATGAAACCAATCTAGATCTGGTCTTAGCCGGCAACGGGATAGGCAATGTGACCATGGCCAGTACCGTGGTGCCCAATATAGATTCCGTTTATGACCTAGGATCGGCCAATCGCTACTTTGACAGCACCTACAGCCGCTACTATTATGGCAATGGTAGATTTCTAACCGGTATCTCCGGCGGCGGTGCAGGCAATGGTACTGCCATCGCCAATGGTACTTCCAACGTGAGCGTGTTAGCAGCTGACAGCAATATCACAGTGGGCATCAACGGCACCGGTAATGTGGTTGTTTTTGCCAGCAACCAGGTGACATTCGCAGCCAATCTAGAACCCGCAGCCAACATCACCTATGATCTAGGCAGTGACACAGCTCGTTGGCGCGACCTCTATCTATCCAACAGCACCATATATCTGGGTTCAGCTGAGATCTCGGCCAATGCCGACAGCCTTATCCTCAGTGATCCTACTGGTAGCCAGACCACGTTTTCTGCCGAGGGACTGACAACCGCCGGCAATATCGTAGGCGATGCATTCTATCTAGCCAACGGCCAGTCCATAGTGAGTGGCACCCAAGGTACCACAGGCAGTCAGGGCGTAGCCGGAAGTCAAGGCACCGTGGGTGCACAAGGCATCCAGGGCGTGGTAGGCACACAGGGAACAGATGGCGCACAAGGTACCACAGGCACACAGGGTACCACGGGCACTCAAGGCACCACAGGTGCGCAAGGTACCACAGGCACACAGGGTACCACGGGCACTCAGGGCACTACGGGCACACAGGGTACTGAGGGTTTGCAAGGAACCACAGGTCTCCAAGGCGTGGTAGGCACACAAGGCCTGGTAGGCGTACAAGGTAGCGTGGGCAGCCAAGGTACTACTGGAATTCAAGGTGTGCAAGGAGCCACAGGCGCTCAAGGCATCACGGGTGCGCAAGGCACTACAGGCACACAGGGAACACAAGGCACCACGGGTACACAAGGCATCACGGGTACTCAAGGCACCACAGGTACGCAAGGTCAGACTGGTGCACAAGGTATCGTAGGCAGTCAAGGTGTTCAAGGCACCCTAGGATCGCAAGGCACCGTTGGTGCACAAGGCACTACGGGCACACAAGGCACTACCGGATCACAAGGTACGGTTGGATCACAAGGCACCACAGGTACGCAGGGCACCGCAGGCACACAAGGCACTACAGGAGTGCAAGGCGTCACAGGCACACAGGGTACGCAGGGAGTGACCGGTAGTCAAGGACAAACTGGAGCACAAGGTACAACTGGCACACAGGGCGTTACGGGCACTCAAGGCACACAAGGTGTCACGGGCGGCCAAGGCACCACAGGTGCTCAAGGCACCACAGGCACACAGGGTACTGCGGGCTCGCAAGGCACCACAGGTAGTCAAGGCACACAAGGCACGATTGGATCACAGGGTACAACTGGCACACAAGGCACTACGGGCTCGCAAGGCGCGACAGGTGTACAAGGCACTACTGGCTCACAAGGCATAACAGGCACACAGGGTACTGCGGGCTCGCAAGGAACCACAGGTAGTCAAGGAGCTCAAGGCTCTACGGGTACACAGGGCACCACAGGTGCTCAAGGAACTACGGGCACACAAGGCAATACTGGCACACAAGGCACACAGGGAGTTCTTGGCGCTCAAGGATCTACTGGTGCACAAGGCACTACGGGCACTCAAGGTATCACGGGCACTCAAGGTGTACAGGGTGCAGTGGGAGGTCAGGGCGTACAGGGCGCGGTAGGCAGTCAAGGTGCTGTGGGCGGTCAAGGTGTCACAGGTACGCAAGGCACACAGGGTACACAGGGAGTTACAGGCGGCCAAGGTATCACAGGTATCCAAGGCACTACTGGTTCGCAAGGTACTGTAGGTAGTCAAGGCACTACAGGTACACAGGGAACAAATGGCTCGCAAGGTACGCAGGGTGTACAAGGCACGATTGGATCACAAGGCATCACAGGCGATGCCTATCAAACCACTAGCTCAACCAATCTATCCATTGGCACAGGATCTAAATCTCTCACGGTGGGAACCAGCCTGGCCTATATCCCATCTCAGAACATTATCATCAGTTACGATGCCAACAACTACATGGATGGTACTGTTACCAGTTATGACAGTGGTACCGGCGCCATGGTGGCCAATATTACCACAGCAACGGGAACCGGTAGTTACACATCTTGGGAGGTAAATCTTGGTGGTACGCCCGGACCCGCAGGCGCACAAGGTACAACCGGCTCCCAAGGTACAACTGGCTCCCAAGGTACAACTGGCACACAAGGTACAACTGGCACACAAGGTACAACTGGCTCACAGGGCACCACAGGCACTCAGGGCACAACTGGCACACAAGGCATCACAGGCGCTCAGGGTACAGATGGCGCACAGGGCGTTACGGGTACACAAGGTACCACAGGCACACAAGGCGCCACAGGTACGCAGGGCACTACAGGTGCACAAGGAACCACAGGCACCCAAGGTATTGTAGGCAGCCAAGGTGTACAGGGAGTAGGAGGAACTCAAGGCGTCACTGGTGCACAAGGCACCACAGGAACTCAAGGACAAACCGGTACGCAAGGCACCCAAGGCGTTACGGGTGCTCAAGGCACAACAGGTACACAAGGCACACAAGGTGTTACAGGCGGCCAAGGTGTACAAGGTACCACTGGTACACAAGGTGTACAAGGTGTGGATGGCGCACAGGGCACCACAGGTGCGCAGGGATCTACTGGTAGTCAAGGCACACAAGGCACCACAGGTAGTCAAGGTGCCACAGGCGGCCAAGGCATCACGGGCACACAAGGCACCACAGGTACACAGGGTACACAAGGTGCTACCGGAGGTCAAGGCACCACAGGTGCACAGGGCACAGATGGCGCACAAGGCGTCACAGGTACACAGGGTACGCAAGGAGTGACAGGCTCGCAAGGTACTACTGGAGCACAAGGAGTCCAAGGGCAAACTGGTACACAGGGTGTACAAGGTACCACAGGCACACAAGGCACACAAGGGGCGACAGGAGGCCAAGGCACCACGGGTGCACAAGGTACTACGGGCACACAGGGAGTGCAAGGAGCCACGGGTACCCAAGGTTCAACAGGTGCCCAAGGTACTGTAGGTACTCAGGGCATTACAGGTGCACAAGGTGCACAAGGCACCACGGGGGTTCAAGGGGTTACTGGAACCCAAGGTGTCACAGGTGCTCAAGGTGTAGAAGGTATTCAAGGTATCCAAGGAGTTGAGGGTACCCAAGGCTCAACAGGTGCACAAGGCACTACGGGCGTACAGGGCACTACGGGTACACAAGGCACTACGGGTGCTCAGGGTACTACGGGTAGTCAGGGCACTACGGGCACACAAGGATCAACTGGCGGTCAAGGCACCACAGGAGCGCAAGGCGTCACAGGCACACAGGGCACAACAGGCTCACAAGGCGCTACGGGCACACAAGGCACCACAGGCGCTCAAGGCGTCACAGGCACACAGGGCACACAAGGTGTCACGGGCGGGCAAGGCGTCACAGGTGCTCAAGGCACCACAGGAACACAAGGGGTAGCTGGAAGCCAAGGTACCACGGGCGCACAGGGTATTGCAGGTGCCCAAGGCTCAACAGGCGCTCAAGGCGTCACAGGTACCACGGGCACACAAGGCACAACTGGCACACAAGGCACTACAGGCAGCCAAGGTAATACTGGCTCTAGCAGTAATCTATTCAATTACAAGTCAGATACCAACATAATCAGTGGTGATCCTGGTAGCGGTCATCTGTTGTGGAACAACGCCACCCAAGTCAACGCCACATCAATCAATATCAGTCATCTAACCGACGGTGGTCAGGACATTGACATATTCTTGGCATTGATCCAGAATACCGAAGTAATAACCATACAGGATCGAGCCAACAGTGCCAATTATCAACGCTGGCAGGTAAATGGTACACCCACTTCGGTACCCAACAACTACTGGACCTATCCGGTTATGTTGTTGGGATCAGGCGGTACCGGATCAAGCAATTTTGCAGACGAAACTAATCTATTTGTGGCCTTGGTCAATGGTGTCACGGGTGCGCAAGGTGCAACAGGTGCGCAAGGCATCCAGGGTATCTTGGGATCTCAAGGTGTCACGGGCACTCAAGGCGTCACAGGTGCGCAAGGTACTACGGGAATCCAGGGCACTACTGGTAGTCAGGGCACTACAGGCACACAAGGTCTCCAGGGCATAATTGGTAATCAAGGCGTCACAGGTGCTCAAGGCGTCACAGGTGCTCAAGGCACAACGGGTACACAGGGCACTACCGGTAGTCAGGGCACAGACGGCACACAAGGCACCACAGGTAGTCAAGGCACTCAAGGTACCACAGGCGCACAAGGTACCACAGGTGCTCAAGGCGTCACAGGTGCGCAGGGCGTGATTGGTAGCCAAGGCACCGTGGGTGCTCAAGGCGCAACTGGCTCACAAGGTACTACGGGCACACAGGGTGTTCAAGGCACACAAGGTGTGCAAGGAACTGTAGGTACTCAGGGTGTACAAGGTACTCTAGGTACACAGGGTCTCCAAGGCATTCTCGGCACACAGGGTGTACAGGGTGCACAAGGCACTGTGGGCTTGCAAGGCGTGCAAGGCACTGTAGGTACTCAAGGCATCACAGGTACTCAAGGTGCCACAGGTACACAAGGCACGGATGGCACACAAGGTATAACCGGAGCTCAAGGCGCCACGGGTGCACAAGGCACTACAGGTACACAAGGCGTTCAAGGGGTAACAGGTGCACAGGGTACCACAGGTGCTCAAGGCACCACGGGCATCCAAGGACAAACTGGTACGCAAGGCACTGCGGGCAATCAAGGTACCACTGGCTCACAAGGTACCGCAGGTACACAAGGTACCACAGGCACACAAGGCACAACCGGAGCCCAAGGCACAACAGGTACCACAGGTACACAAGGCACCACAGGTACACAAGGCACAACAGGTACACAAGGCACAACAGGTGCTCAGGGCACAACAGGTGCACAGGGCACAGATGGTACACAGGGTACTGCAGGAACAAATGGCACACAAGGCACCACAGGTACTCAGGGCACAACAGGTACCACAGGCGCACAAGGCGCCACAGGCGCACAAGGCACCCAAGGTGCTCAAGGCACTCTAGGTACACAAGGCACAACAGGTGCTCAGGGCACAACAGGTGCACAAGGCACCACGGGTGCACAAGGCACTACAGGCACACAAGGTGTACAAGGAACCACGGGTATACAAGGCACTCAAGGCATCACAGGTGCCCAAGGCACCACAGGTGCACAAGGCGTGCAAGGCATCACGGGTACTCAAGGCATTCAAGGCACACAGGGTGCTACAGGCACACAGGGTACGCAAGGTAATCAAGGTAGCAGTAGCAACCTATTCAATTATCGAGCCAATACTGGTAGTACCAGTGGTGATCCAGGTGATGGCAAGGTAATCTGGAATAACTTGGCCCAGACCAGTGCCACATCTATCAATATTGATCACCTCACAGATGATGGTCAGGACATTGACATATTCTTGGCTCTGATCCAGAATACCGAAGTAATAACCATACAGGATCGAGCCAACAGTGCCAATTATCAACGCTGGCAGATAAATGGCACACCCAGTACTGTTACCAACAACTACTGGACCTATCCGGTTATGTTGTTGGGATCAGGCGGTACCGGATCAAGCAATTTTGCTGATAACAGTACTCTGTTTGTGGCCTTGGTCAGCGGGGCTCAAGGCACAGCCGGTACGCAAGGTGCCACAGGCGCACAAGGCGTGCAAGGCATCACGGGCACTCAAGGCACAACAGGTACACAGGGCACCACAGGTGCACAAGGCACCACGGGTGCACAAGGCACTACAGGTGCACAGGGAGTACAAGGCACGATTGGAGCGCAAGGCATCACGGGTGCACAAGGCACTACAGGTGCACAGGGAGTACAAGGCACGATTGGAGCGCAAGGCACAAGAGGTACCACAGGTACACAAGGCATCACGGGTGCTCAAGGCACCACAGGTGCTCAAGGCACCACAGGTGCACAGGGCGCTACGGGTGCACAAGGCACAACGGGCACCACAGGTACACAAGGCACAACAGGTGCTCAAGGCACAACTGGTGCTCAAGGCACAACAGGTGCACAGGGTGCTACGGGCGCACAAGGCACCACGGGTACCACAGGTACACAAGGCACCACAGGTGCTCAAGGCACCACAGGTGCACAGGGTGCTACGGGCGCACAAGGCACAACAGGTACCACAGGTACACAAGGCATCACGGGTGCTCAAGGCACCACAGGTGCACAGGGCACAACAGGTGCGCAAGGCACAACAGGTACACAAGGCACGGATGGCACACAAGGTACAACAGGTGCTCAAGGCACCACAGGTGCACAGGGTACTAGTGGAACAAATGGCACACAAGGCACAACCGGAGCTCAAGGAACCACAGGTGCACAGGGCACAACAGGTGCACAGGGCACAATAGGTGCACAGGGCACAGATGGTGCGCAGGGCGCTACCGGGGCTCAAGGTGTAACAGGTGCGCAAGGAACCACGGGAACTCAAGGCACAACTGGCGCACAAGGATCAACTGGCGCGCAAGGCGCTACAGGCGCTCAGGGCGTGACCGGAGCACAAGGTGCTACAGGGGCAGGTACACAGGGCGCCACTGGTGCACAAGGTGCCACAGGTACAGGTACGCAAGGTGCCACAGGTACAGGTACGCAAGGTGCTACAGGGGCGGGTACGCAAGGTGCCACAGGCACACAAGGTACTTTGGGTACGCAAGGAGCCCAAGGTCCTAGCGGTGGGGGCGGTGGATCGGCCAATACAATCAACGCTACCAATAATACCACTACCGCTAATCTTTATCCGGTTATGGTAGGAGCAGCTGGAGTTGACCAGTTGGCCAACGTTTCAACAGCAGGATTTGTTTATAACGCCACCAGTAATGCGCTCAGCGTGACAGGCAATATTACCGGCGGCAACTTGACTTCATTGGGAACATTTTCTAGTTCGGTGTTCTTGGCAACCAATGGACTACTACTCACAGCGAACACTATCACAGCCAACTATACTGTGGGATCGGGTTATAACGCTCTTAGTATCGGACCTATTACCACAGCCAACAACGTCAGTGTCACTGTGGCATCTGGACAGAGATGGGTGATTCTGTGAGCGCAGTAACCATAGCCGGAGATACCAGTGGATCGGTCACATTGCAAGCACCAGCTGCGGCCGGAGCCGGTACACTGACATTGCCCAGTGGCAATGTCACATTGCTCAGCAATGTACTCAATCCCGGCAATGTCTCTGCCGCCCCACTTAGTTTTGCTTCAGGTAACCTCTTGACCACGGCCACTGCTGGATCTATTGAATACGATGGTCAAGGTTTTTATGGTACTCCCAGCGGAGCTCTTAGGGGGATCATCCCGGGCATGCAGTATTTTTGTATCAATTCAAACCGGTCATATCCTGTAGGGTCCGGTACCAATAGCGTGTTTGGTGTAGGTGTGACACTGTCGTCGGGCACGGTGTATGTCATGGAAGCCGAGATGGTATTTTCTCGATCTGCCAGTGCAGCCAACATTGTGAGTTTTGGGTTTGGTGGTACAGCCACGGTGAATAATATTTTATACTGTGCTGAATGTATACATTCATCCTCAACTATACCTTTGGTTGATAGTTCATCCAGCGCAGCTTTTTCAACGACCACGGCCATGACTGCTCTGATGGCATCAGCTAATTTCCAAACTGTGACGTTGTGGTTGCGTGGGACAGTGAGTGTCAACGCCGGGGGTACGTTTATACCACAACAATCACAAAATACGCCCACAGCATTTTATACTTTGCAAGCGGGTAGTTTCTTCAGCATATATCCCATAGGGGCCAGTGGTTCCAACATCTCAATTGGGTCTTGGGCATGAGTAAACTGACCATATCAGACAGTGTTGGCGGTAATGTTGTGCTGAGTCCACAAGCCATAGCTGGCACAGCGATACTCACGTTGCCCACAGGTACTGCCAATATCTTGACTACCTCGCTCACAGCAGGCAACACCACCACAGCACCTCTAAAATTTACCAGCGGATCCAATCTAACCACTGCCACAGCCGGCAGCCTGGAGTATGACGGTACAGTGTTTTATAATACCGGGCAGGCCAGTGAACGCGGAGTATTGCCCACTGCCCAACTATATTGGCTCAATAGTGGCATCGCTGGAGGCAATGACGCCACGGTAAGATCTATATTTGGTGTGGGAGTCACGCTGAGTGCCAATACCAGTTACATGATGGATGCATTGATTTATTTGAGCAGAGCGGGTGGTACTACATCACATGTCATACAGTTTTCTTTTACTGGTACAGCCACATTGAATAATATCATTTATCAGGCCGGTGTCATGTACAGCGCCTCTGGTGCGGCATTTGATAATGGTAACCTGACACAGGCCAGTGCTAATGTATCCACGACTGCCAATGTGACCACAGCCATAACCACCTCGGTCAATGCTCCTGTAATGCTACGCGGATCAGTGACTACCAATGCCGGTGGTACTTTTATCCCCAATTACAATGCCAATCGCGCGCCAGGCGGCACCTATACTGTGAATATCGGTTCTTTTATCAAATTCACACCAGTGGGAACCACAGGCAATGTCAGTGTGGGACCTTGGGTATGAGCAATATAATTCTTTCCGGTGACACCAGTGGATCTATTACCATAACGCCAGCAGCTTCAGGCAGCGGTAACATCACATTGCCATCGGTCAGCGGCACATTGATTGCCAATACTGTGTTGGCAGCCGGTACCAATAGCCAAGCTCCGTTGACTTTCAGTTCCGGCAGCAATCTTACCACTGCCGCTGCGGGCAGTTGGGAATATGACGGCCGGATACCTTATGTGACACCACAAGGTACACAACGGGGCATCATGCCCAGTAATTTGGTGTATTATTTGAACTCCAATCGAGCTCTGTCCAATGATACGTCTATACAAAGCATCTTCAATGCTGGAATTACGTTGAGCGCAAATACCGTATATGAGATACAGGCGCAGCTGGTCATTTTGGCAACAGCCGGCATAGCCTCCATGGCTATCAATTTGGGTTTTGGTGGTACTGCCACGATAAACTACATTTTATATGATTTTCCCTATTTGATCAACACGTCGGCTAGCACAATCAATCTAGTAGATATTAGTCCGGTACAAACCATAATAAACACTGCCAGTATGACCGCAGCAGCGGGATCGGGATCCAGTGAAGCTAGTTCGATGACCATACATGGTACAGTGAGTATCAACGCCGGCGGCACTTTCATACCCCAGATGCAGTACTCTGTGGCCCCTGGGGTAACATCCTCGGTGCTAAAAGGATCGTGGTTTTGTCTCACGCCGCTGGGGGCTGCTGGGGCAAATATCAGCGTGGGAACTTGGGCCTAACCATATGATCGCGACCCAGATAAGTAATATAAAGGCACACAGATGAGCAATATCAGCGTAGGCACACTGTCAACTACTTCATTTATACAATTGGGCGATACCACGGGCAATTTGGTAATCAAAACCAATGATACTGGCACTGGTGGTACCACGGCCCTCACGCTGACCAATACCCAAAATGCCAACTTTGCTAATACCATAAGCGCGGTAGGCAACGTCACAGGCAGCAACATCAACACAGCAGGCGTTGTATCAGCTACCAGCAACGTCATAGGTGGTAATGTGACCACCGCGGGTCTCATATCGGCCACTGGTAATGTCACGGGTGGCAACATAATCGCTACTACCCTGGTGCAAGGTGTCACAGTTTCTTCGTCGGGCAACGTAATCGCAGGTAACGTTACAACTGTGGGTCTTATGTCAGCCACAGGCAACGTCACGGCTGGCAACGTCAATGCTGCTGGTTTGAGTTTGACCGGTAACGTATTATCTGCTCTCAACGTTACCAGCAACGTCACTGGTGGCAATGTCATATCTGTGGCGGCCATCAGCGGTGCCAGCATCAGCGTCAGTGGTGCCACAACCGGTGCAGGTGCAGTGACCTACTCAACTACCACCGGTGCCATCAACATAGGTACCAGTCAAACCACAGGTACTTTGACACTGGGCGGCACGGCGCAAACAGGACTACTCTTGATCGGTCAAAGCACAGGTGCCCAGACCTGTAATATAGCCACTGGTGCCACAGCTACAGCCACCACCAAGGCCATCAATATTGGTGTGGGTGGACTGGCAGGATCTACTACTACCATCGCTATTGGACCAGTCACAGCCACCACTGCTGCGGCTACGGTGACATTCAACACAGCCACCACAGTGGCCATAGCCAATACCGGTGGATCAGCACTGAGCGCGGCCGGCAACATCACGGGTGGTAATATCATAGCGACCACAGATATCAGTGCTGGTGGTAACGTAGGATTTACAACCACTACCGGTACCATCAACATAGGTACCAGCCAAACCACAGGTACGTTCACTGTGGGTGGCACATCGGGAACTGGTTTGATTCTAATTGGTCAGAGCACGGCCAATCAGACCGGTAACTTGTTTTCTGGAGTCACAGCTTCCGCCCGATTCAAAAATATCAATATTGGCACAGCCGGAGCAGCAAATTCGCTCACTACCATGTCATTGGGTCCAGTAACTGGTAACGCCACTTTCGCTATCAATGATGGTACCACTACGATTTTGGCCAACACTGGGCAAGCCGCACTCAGCATAGCCGGCAATGTGCTGGCTGGTAACATATTGGTAGGTTCCGGCATTGGCGGTAGTCTGTATTTCAGTGGCGGGGACTATGCCACCGTGGCTGCCGGAACCACAGCATTGGCCTTTGGTACCGGTGATTTTACTATAGAATTTTGGGTCTACGTGCTCACAGCCGGTGTGGTCTATGACCAAAGGACCTCCACAGCTGACGTCTCACCCGTGGTCAATGGTCAGACGGGATCATGGACTTTCCAATTTGGAGCGACCACTGCTATAACTGGTGGCGCTGTGACTACCAATGCTTGGACACATGTGGCTGTTAGTCGACAATCGGGCAGCACCAAACTTTGGATCAATGGTGCGCAGTCGGGTTCGACTTATACAGATTCTAACAGTTACACATGCCCCAGTGGACGACCCGCATTGGGAGCCTATGGTGATACGTTTGGTGGAAAATTAGTAGGATATGTAACAAATCTTAGAGCGGTCAAAGGCACCGCGGTCTATACCGCTGCGTTTACCCCGTCCACCGCACCATTGACGGCTATAGCCAACACTCAATTGTTGCTGTCCGCGGCCACGTCAGTAAACTATATCAAAGATTCCAGTACCAATAACTTCGTAACAACGCCGACTACTAACCTTTATTGGAACCCCATGACGCCGTTTACTACAACGGCTGCGGCCTCGTACGGTGTCATAACCGCGGGCACAGTCAGTGCAGTGGCCAACGTCATAGGCGGTAATGTGACCACTGCGGGTCTCATATCGGCCACTGGTAACATCACAGGTGGTAACGTTCTATTTGGCTCAGGTATAGTTTCGGGCACTGGTAACATCACCGGCGGTAACGTTCTATTTGGCTCAGGTATCGTTTCGGGTACTGGTAACATCACGGGTGGCAACGTCTTGGGTGGTGCCAACGTCAATGCGACCACACACACAGGTACCACAGTATCAGTAACAGCCAACATCACAGGTGGCAACGTTCTGTTTGGCTCAGGTATCGTTTCGGGTACCGGTAACATCACGGGTGGTAACCTCAATGCTGCTGGTTTGAGTTTGACCGGTAACGTGGTATCTGCACTCAACATTACTGGTAACGTCACAGGTGGTAACGTCATATCTGTGGCGGCCATCAGTGGTGCCAGCATCAGCGTCAGTGGTGCCGTAACCGCTGCTGGTGCAGTTACCTTCTCAGCTACTAACTTGTCTATCAACATAGGTACCAGCCAAACCACAGGTAGTATTACATTGGGAGGTACTAGTCAGACCGGTTTTATCACTATTGGTCAGAGCACGGCCAGCCAGACAGCCAATATATCTACTGGTGCAACGGGAACTGGTAATACCAAAACCATCAACGTTGGTGTGGGTGGACTGGCAGGATCAACTACCACTATAGCCATAGGACCAGTCACAGCTACAACAGCAGCTGGCACAGTGACATTCAACACAGCCACCACAGTGGCCATAGCCAATACCGGTGGATCAGCATTGAGCGTGGCTGGTAATATCACGGGTGGTAACGTCTTGGGTGGTGCCAACGTCAATGCGACCACACATACAGGTACCACAGTATCAGTGACCGGTAACATCACGGGTGGTAATGTTATATCGGCTGCTCTCAATGGCACCGGTAATGTCACCATAACCAGTACTGCGGCCAATGCCTGGGTATTCCTTACACCCACGGGCACGGGTACGATCCAGGTCAACACGGACATAACCAACGGTCAAGCCAATGGTGTGGGCAACATCGGTAATGCCACCGGGTATTTCAATACTGTATTTGCCAAAGCCACTTCGGCTCAATACGCTGACTTGGCCGAGATTTATGCGGCCGATCAAGAGTATTTGCCTGGAACGGTTTTGAGTTTTGGTGGCAACAAAGAAGTTACCATGAGTGACGTATACAGTGATAATCGCGTGGCTGGGGTAGTTTCAACCAATCCCAGCTATGTCATGAATTCCGTGATGTCAGACCCCTATGCCACTGCGGTTGCATTGACTGGTCGAGTACCAACATCGGTCACAGGTCAAGTAAGAAAAGGTGATATGATGATCAGTCATGGTGATGGCACAGCCACAGCCTGTAGTCAACCGGCCATGGGCACTGTGATTGGCAAAGCGCTCGAAGATTTTGCCGGCACTAGCGGAATGATCGAGATTGTTGTAGGAAGATTATAAACTCAAAATATCTAATCTAGACGGAAATTATAGGCATCCACGCTTGGCATTATAACTAAACATATGAATGATGCCCAAGCAGTAGAGAAAAATGGTCTAGTATCAGTAGCATTGTCCCGGGGCGGTTCCCTGCATCCCCTGATCATACCAGCAGAAAAAACCAATGGTACCGGTCTCATGAACCCATCGATCTATGTGGACGGGGATCGCATATTATGCAATATTCGGCATGTGAACTATACGCTGTACCACAGCGAAAACAAAAAATTCCAGCATCGCTACGGGCCCTTGCAGTATCTGCATCCCGAAAATGATCGCCATCTGCGCACCTGGAATTATCTGGCCGTGCTAGACCCAAATCTCAACATCGAGACCGTGGATCAGATAGACACTTCGGCCCTGGATGTGGAGCCTATCTGGGAATTTGTTGGACTAGAAGATGCGCGTGTGGTACGCTGGTGTGGACGCCTGTACTATACTGGTGTGCGCCGGGACACCACGGTCAACGGACAAGGACGCATGGAGCTCAGCGAAATCCAAGATCTACGGGAAATCAGTCGCCAACGCATGCCGGCCCCGGGCACTGACACCAGCTATTGCGAAAAGAACTGGATGCCGGTGCTGGATCAACCCTACACCTATGTCAAATGGACCAATCCCACTGAAGTGGTCAGATATGATCCCCTGACCAAAGAGACCAAGACCATATTCATAGATGAGCGATCGCGCATCCCAAATTTGCCAGATCCCAGGGGCAGTAGCCAAGTCATACCCTACGGAGAATTTTATCTGGCCCTGACCCATGAAGTAGATCTATTCAAGAGCGAGCACGGTCAAAAAGATGCGGTGTATCGACATAGGTTCATAGTCTGGAACCGTGACTGGGAAATGATCCGCGTGACGCCGAGTTTTTCGTTCATGAACGCCGACATCGAATTCTGTTGCGGCGCTGCCTGGTTGGGCGATGATCTGGCTCTCAGCTTTGGTTATCAAGACAATGCGGCTTTTGTGCTACGCATGCCACGAACATTGTTGGACGATTTGATCTGGGGCAAAAATCTCAACACTCGCGGATTCAACTGGGGAGCCATCCAGGCCAATCCTTGGTTCATGGAACAAGTCTATGATGAAATCTTCAACCATGACGTATATCAGAAATTTTTCCCGGTTGAACCCGGTGATACTGTGCTGGATGTGGGAGCCAGTTCGGGTCCTTTCCTATGGAGCCTGGCCAACAAAAATATAAAACGTATCCTGTGTCTTGAACCCGAGTCCAATCTGTTCCGTACCCTGGAGAAGAATGCCAAGCGTCTGGATATTTCAGCCACGCTGATCAATCGTGCCATGGCCGCTACCACCGGCACCAACATGATAGCAGGACTATTTGACCCGGCTCGAGTAGATATCAGCGATGGATCTGATGCCAAACCCGTGGATACCATAGCCTTCCCGGCCATTTTGGCCCAGTATGATCTGGATCACATAGACTTCGTCAAGACCGACTGCGAAGGTGGTGAGTACGAGATCTTCAATGATGCCAATTTTGAGTGGATAAATCGCAATGTGCGCAAGATCGCCGGTGAATTCCATCTCAACACTCCTGAACTGAAACAAAAATTCCGACGTTTCCGTGATACCTATCTCAGGCAAATGACTTCGCATCGCATAGAAAGCCTGGACTACGTGGATATCAAACCCAATCTATGGTCGGACTGGTTTATTGAATTCTATTCCGCTATCAATGTGTGGATCGACAACCGTGTGCCCCTGGAACAAAAGAAACCCTGGCAACATCACCCGGCTCCCACCATGGAGGTGACCACTTCGGTGCCCCAGGGCGGATGCACGGTAGATTGTGTGTTCTGTCCCCAGCGGCTGTTGGTAGAAAGTTACAAGGGCAACCGGATCATGCAGCTGGAAGATTTCCAGCGATGGGTCGACAAAATACCCCAAGACGTGCGTATCACATTTTCGGGTTTTGTAGAACCTTGGTTGAACCGACACTGCTCAGACATGGTGTTGTATGCCCATGAGCAAGGTCATCCCATCAGCGTGTTTACCACGGGTATAGGCATGAGCATCGAGGATATGGAACGCATAGCCCATATACCATTTGTGGGCGAACCCAATGGTGGTTTTACCTTTCATTTGCCCGACAGCGAACTCTTGGCCAAACATCCCATCACACCCCGATATATCAAACTATGCGAATGGATCCGAGACAATCATCAGCGCATCACCAACTTCAAGGTCATGAGCATGGGCCGTGAGGTTCATCCTGCAGTGGCCCATTGTTTTGATCAGACCTTTGTGGTGGGACAGATGTGGGACAGAGCCGGCAATCTCAGCCGTGAGGCCATACTAAAGCCCGAGCTCATGGATATCAAGCATCGTTGGAACCGCATCAAGCACACCGATGGTCCGCGTACCTGCGGGTGTGTAGAAAATCTCTATCACAACGTACTGATGCCCAATGGTGATGTTAGTCTATGCTGCATGGATTATGGCCTGGACAATATCATCGGCAACCTAGACAGTCACAGCTACGAACAAGTCATACCTCAGGCCAATACCTGCTATGATATCTGTACCAGCTGCGAAAATGGTGCGCATCCCGCACCACAACCCATGCGATTTTATCCACGATGAAACATCTCTTAGACTACGTCAATAACCCCGAAGATGCTGGCTGCAACTTTCATCTGGGTCTGGAGTATGAACTCCTGGGCCAGACTGGTGCTGCCATCAGCTTTTATCTGCGCACCGCCGAACGAGCTCAGGACATCTTGCTGCAATACGAGAGTTTGCTGCGTATGTCTCTCTGCTTTGGCAAGCAAAAAACACGCGACGACACCCAAAAGGTACTGTTGCAAAAGGCCATCAATCTCATGATGGATCGACCCGAGGCCTACTTCCTACTAGCTCGAGCACACGAACGCCAGGAGCAATGGCACGAGGGTTGGACCATGAGCAACATGGCTCTCAAGATTTGCAGCTGGGATCACGCACCACTTTTGACCAATGTGGAATATCCCGGACGCTGGGGCTTGTTGTTTGAACAGGCAGTGTGTGCCTGGTGGGTGGGTGAATGTGAACAGAGCCGACGCATGATGTTTGAGCTGCGCTATAGCCATCCACTTGATGACATACATCGCAACGCCTGCGATCGCAATCTCCAGGTGTGCGGTTGGCCGCGACTGAATCTGCCCTTTGATCCCAGTCAGGCCAACCACATACGCTGTGCTTTCTCGGGACTACACGACCTCTCACAAAACCACAGTCAGAGTCTGCAGGACATATTTGTTTTGGCAGCCAATCAAGGCCAACGAGAAAAATGGTATCTCGAAGTGGGCAGCGCCGAACCCTTTTACCACAACAACACGGCTCTGCTAGAAACGCGCTTTGGCTGGCGTGGTATCAGCCTGGACATAAACCAGGCCAAGGTAGAAGACTTTGGTCGTCAGCGGCGTAACACAGTATTGTGCCAGGATGCTACCCGTACCGACTATGCAGCCCTACTAGCGCAGTATGGCGCGCCCCGAGATCTAGGCTATCTACAGATAGACTGCGAGCCGCCCGAAAACAGCCTCCGCATCTTGATGAGCATGCCTTGGGACCGCTATCGATTTGCTGTGGTGACCTTTGAGCATGACTACTATGCCGATCCCGGTGTGCGAGATCGCAGTCGCGATTATCTAAGGAAACAGGGCTACGAACTCATGGCCGGAGATGTAGCCTTTGATCTCACGCACAGCTACGAAGACTGGTGGGTGCATCCGGATCTGATCAATGCCCCAGTTCGTGATCAACTGCGCGATCTTGGTACCGCGGTCAAACCAGCGGACCACTACCTGTTTGGCACTGTCAAGAGCTAGCTTCGATCAAGCGCAGTTTGCCCTGTACATCTTCAATGTTGATCACGTTCCAGAGACCGGGATGCATGGGCCGAGGCCATTGTCCCGCATCGATCCAGGCATAGCCCAAGTGTTCCGAGTTGAGTCGGGGTTGGAATTCCTCGGCCACCACACACACCCAGGTGTTGTATTCAAAATGTCCGTCGGCGCTGGTAAATTTCTCCAGAGGCATCAGGCGTAGATACGAGGGCATGCGGCCCAGTTCTTCGCAGCATTCGCGTTCCATACCACCCAAGAGCGTTTCGCCTGATTCAATTTTGCCGCCGGGCAGGCCCCAGACCTGGGGATGCCGGGGATCATTGCGCATGAGATAGAGATAACGACCGGTAGTGACAGCTCGGAACCACACACCTACTGCTTTTACAACACTAGATTCCATTCACCACCCATGTATACACCTTGATAACTTTTCTTCCAGAATTCGCCGGTCCACTCGTACTGTGTACCTGTAGTTATGTTGGTCACGAACTGTTGGGTAGATTCATCCGCGGCCACAAAAACCACGCGCCAGCGTGTGCCCATCCACTCTATGATGTCGTTGGCCTGAGCCACCAAGGGTTGATCCTGTTCGCCCAGCCAGGCCAAAGGGTTATCACTGTTGGACCAGCTACCAGTGGCCTGGGTCAAGAGATATCTAGTGCCTGTGGCGGGCGTGGGTAGGCCATCGCCTGGCGCACTAATTAGTGGATCTATGATGGCATTGATGGGTTCGAGAGTATTTTGTGGTACCGTATCCGCATCTGGCGTGAAAATCACCAGGCGATCATCGTTGGGATCAACAACAATGGTACCCACGATCTGTGTGTCGGGATTTTCAGGTGGTAGATTCAGTCGGATCTGACTGATTCCAGGTCTCAACACACCATAGGCGCCTATCACGGCAGGCCATAGCAGGGGGCTGTCGGCCACGATGGCTGTGGGTCCAAGATCAGCCAGACTGCCATTGGGCACGATGGTAGGGTTGTAGAGAATCTGTATGGCATTGTCTATGACAACCAACTTGTAGTTCCAGGGTGTGACCATCACACGAGTACCCAACAAGAGATCGTTGTTGGTGATAGCGTCGTTGAAATCGCCTTGGGCATCATACATGCTCATGACCACACGTTCTACCACTCCCAGCTTCTTGACCTTGACTGGACTGCTCAGCCAAATGGGTATGTTGAATTTCCATGTGGCGATGTCTATGGGGTTATCGGTGCCCATGGGTATGCTACGACTGGTATACACAGTGTCATCCAGTTCGATCACAGACAGGCTGGTCCAGTCCAGGAAGTTATCGGTGCTCGTTACTTCCAGACTGGGATTGAACAGGGCCGACAACTGTTCCCATAGCTGCCATTTTTGATTGGTATTTGATGTCCAGATGTCTAGATTGATACTCATTTTGTAGGGTACCGGCATCAGGCGTTCCACAGTAAACGCATTGCCCTGCGTGGTTTCATAAGTTTCGGTAGCTGGATCATAGGTGCGTTGGCGCACAGATACCTTGTTCACATGATAGGGTTCTTGCAGTCGCTGACGATCATAGGTGAGACTGGTGATATAAAAGGTCATGAGCGGAGTGCTAGGCAAATTGTTAGCGGAATTTTCCTGTATGATGGTTTGGGCATTACGAGTGGCATCACCGTAGCGCACTGGCACTCGTAGCAGAGCCATCTTGTTGGGGTCGTCTTTGTCACGACCATATTCCACCTGAAAACCCGATACCGCTCGGGTAAACTGCAGGAGGAAGCGTCTTATTTGCTCGTCATAAAAAAATTCTTGAGTGATTGTCATGATCAGCTAGATTTCTGTCCAGGTTGTGTGTTGGGATAGGGCTTGGCGGGAAAGTGACCGCCCTGGCTGCCATTGTCCGCACGAGGTCGTAGCACTTCGCTGAGACTCTGACGGCTGGGTATGTTGCCCTGATCCGTGGTGGCCGTGGTGTAGGTGTTGTTGACAAAGCTGCTGCGCAGGGTGTCGTTCACACTGCCATTGTTGAGATTGGTACGAACTTTGTCTTCGATGTGTAACCAGCGTGAACCATTGTATCTAAACAGGCGGTTAGGAAAATAATCCAAGCGCAAAAAGTAATCGCCGGGTACAGCACCAGATGGGAACGTGGTACCTACACCGCAAGGCAGACCATTGGGCGGTACACCATCACCGGTAAGGTATCCTACGGTGTAGCCATCGCCCTGGGGCGTAACATTCATACCGCCTTGGGTACCGTCCACTGTGGTGGCGCTGTTGGTATATAGGGTATCAGGGCTGGCCGGTTGCCCACCTGCACTGGCCTGATAAGGGGTCCAGTATTCCTGATTGGATATTTGCACACCCGGCGGCACGTCAGCCCGAGCAGTCCAGTACTGTCGATCAATATTGACCACGGTACCCGCATTGTAGGCTGAGTCTCGATCCCAGAGATTCCATATAGCTGGGGTTACAGGCACACCTTGTACCGTGGGCACGATGTAATAGCTCTTGACATCATAACCGGATGCAGGTACTTCCACATCGGCTTGTGTGAGTATGGCATCGTCGATTGCTTGATCCTTCAACCGGGTGGTCATGAGCTCGTCTTGTGTGCCCGGAGTGTACGGTGTCCAGTAGGTGGTGTTGGTGATGTCGGTACCGGCTGGAACATTCGCACCAGCACGATAGTAGGTATTGTTGTAATTGACCACGCTGTTCTGCGGATAGAAATTGTCGCTATCCCAGATGGTACTATTGACCATGGGCTTTTTCAAGATGTCTTTGAATTCCTGGGCGTTGGTCAAGGGTGTGGCCTTGACACGCCAGATGTGTGGTAACCAGGTCTGGCTGAGTCCTTCACTGGCGTAGTTGGCATCTTGTATCACATAGTATCGCGGCAGTGGTTCGGGCGTGGCTGCATTGAGCGGATAGTAGTCTTTGAGATTGGGCAGTTCCAACACATCTCCGTTCATGAGTTTTCGCCCAAATGTGTCAATCATGTCATTGAAGTGAAATGTCATGAACAGGGTATCACTGTTGAGAAATAGACCAAACTGGGTGAGATCAAAGTCGATGTCTTGATGGGTATATACACCGCGCATGACGTAGATGTCTTGATCATAGATCCTATCGCGGTTTTCCAACAACAGCAGGTCCTGTATGTTGAGCGGACTCTGTGTTTCGTACACGGGTTGGGTGGCATCTGCGTTACCGCTAAAGGTCGAATCTTCGCCCCCGGTCTGCGGGCCCATGTATTTGTGCACAAAGATGTCCATACCACCCACGGTATAGCGCTCGCTAATGATACGATCTAGATACTGATAATCACGGGTCCTATTGGGACGCCATAAACTGAGTTTGGGCATAGTGCTGTATTTATGGGGTGGTTGACCAGAATTGATCGATCAGCTAAAATAACTGTATGAAACTGGAAGATTGGGACGAGCTAAACTCCAGGCTGCAACAGAGTCTGGAGCGCATTGAACGCTTGCCGCGTTTTGCGCGCCGCGATCTCAGGCGCATGAGTCGCCCCGCAATAGATCTCTTGCGCCGGGCCGATCAAGAGCGCGTGATCTCGCGTAGGCGTCGCAATCCCACACCCCAGTTTGAGAACCTGATGCAGCAGGCCCAAGAGGCCTTGACCAATTTTGAAGGACATGTTATATTCGCTTCTTTGATGAGGAATCCCAATGAAGAGCAAGATTGACGCCAAACCCGCAAAGCCCATCATGCCCCGGGACGCCGACACCAAATACATGGGCAATGAACCCCAGTGGACCAAGCTACCCCAAGATGACGCGGCCCGTAGGCTGGCTCAGCTGCATGCGTTTGCCTGGTATAACTATTACTGCGACAGCAAAGATGCCAAGAAGTTCGTGATCGACTGGATGGGTCGTAACGAATTCCCGGCCGCGGCTTGCCAGCGCGTGGCCCGCAGCAATGAACGAAACTTCAGCACCACCCCGGGCTGGCTATGCCGCATGAACGTCATGGGTTGGCCGCTGGATGAGCGTGAACGTCGGGTGATCGCAGATCATATCCAAGCGGCCCTGCAGCAGGGCGAGGACGATGTCCAGGTACAAGAAAAACCCACAGCACCGCGACCCAATATCCAGGATCGCTTGCGCGAAAAAATGCTGGAAACCGGTGGTGATATCGAAGGCTTGTTTGACTCCATGATCTTGGCCGGTGCCAAGATGACCGCAGATATCCAGCCCATGACCATACTGCGTGAGCGCAATGTCGTGCCCCAAATGGTGGGCGAGATCGCACAGCACTGGCGACAGGTAGCGGCTGAACTGCAAGAAGCTGCCCAGGGGCGCGATGCCGATCTCGTGGAGGGCTATGGCCGATTCAGTAAGATCCAGGTCCGCAACATGGTGCGATTTGCCGAACAGGTCGTGGCCGATTGCGCCAGCTATGTGCAGGTCAAAAAGGTCGAGCGCAAACCGCGCAAGAAAAAGCCCGTGAGTCCCGAAAAGCTCACGGCACGTTTCAAGTATCTGCGAGAGTTTGCTGAACTGGGATTGAAATCAGTGCCAGTGACCGATTTGGTGGATGCCCAAGAAGCCTGGCTCTATGATACCCGACGCCGTAAGCTGATCTACGTGGTGCATGAAGATTTGCTGGGTTCGTTTTCGGTCAAGGGCACGGGCCTGATCGGCTATGATACCACCAAAAGTGTGCGCAAGACCCTGCGTAAACCCAAGGAGCAGCTCAAGAGCCTCATGAGTGGGGGCGCTCCTGCTGCGCGTAAAGTGTTCCGAGAGATCCGTAGCACCGAGACCAAATTCAATGGTCGGGGCAATGCGGATATGATCATACTGCGTGTGCGCTAGCGAGAGGGTTCCTGGGCTAAATATGCACAAGGAACCCAACCATGGCCGAGCAACAACAAGATACTCTCGCTGAACTCAAACAAGCTCTAATAAAATATGTGAGCGCCCAATTGGGTGCTAACATTATTGATGTGGAACTCGATCCCGAGGACTACGAAGCTGCCTATCAAAAGACCCTGGGCACCTATCGTCAGCGAGCCCAGAATGCCTATGAAGAAAGCTACAGTTTCATGTACCTGGTCAAGGATGAAAACATCTATCAATTGCCCCAGGAAGTGATATCGGTGCGCCAGATTTTCCGGCGTACATTTGGTGATGCCACAGGCCCATTTGCATCCAATTTTGATCCCTTTGCACAGGCCAGCCTGAATGTATATCTCATGAACTTCAACGTGGCCGGTGGTCTAGCCACCTATGATTTCTACAGCCAGTACGTGGAACTAGCAGCTCGCATGTTTGGTGGATACATCAATTACACCTACAACCCCGTGACCAAGAAGCTGCAACTGATCCGTGATCCCAAGGGCAGCAACGAAGCCATACTGCTATGGACCTATAACCTCAAGCCCGAGATCAACCTCTTGAGCGATTTCCAAATTTCTCAATGGATGCGGGACTACATGGTGGCCAACTGCAAGATGATCATAGGCGAAGCTCGCGAAAAATTTGGTACCATAGCCGGTCCCCAGGGCGGCAGCACCCTCAATGGTACTGCCATGAAAACCGAAGCCCAGGCCCAAATGGATGCCTTGCTCGAGCAACTCAAGGCCTATGTGGATGGTTCTCAGCCCATTACCTGGGTGATTGGCTAGAGCAATTTTGACAGTGCTGTAGTTTTCAACTATAATCGCATCATGACTGATGTCATGATCGATATTGAAGGGCTAGGCACCGGGCCCGATGCTACCATACTAACCATTGCCGCGGTTGAGTTTGACCCTTTGACTCGTGATAAATTGGGGCGCCAATTCTATGTGCGTGTGGACATGGAGAGCCAGGCTGATCGCCGCATCGAGCAAGGTACTCTAGAATGGTGGGCCACCCAACCCCACGATATACGTGATGATGCGTTCCAGGAACAAGACCGTGTGTGTCTGCGCGAGGCCTTGGAGGGGTTGACCCGTATGGTCTGGCATGCCCGGCACGTCTGGGCGCAAGGACCCTGCTATGACATGACCATCCTGGAACATGCCTACAAGAGTCTCAACATGGCGCTGCCCTGGAAGTATTTCGCAGTGCGCGACAGCCGCACCTTGTTTAGCCTCGCTCCCGGCCTGGAACGCTATCCAGCCAGCCACAACGCCCTGGAAGATTGCTGTTGCCAGATATTGCTGTTGTGGGATGTACTGGAGTATCTCAAGATAAAGGAACTGAAATGATCATCGCGATTTGCGGTTGGCAAGGGTCGGGCAAAGACACCATGGCTGACTATTTGGTAAATTCCCATGGATTTCGACGCGACAGTTTTGCCAGCACACTCAAAGATGCTGTTGGTATGGTATTTGGTTGGGATCGCGAAATGCTGGAAGGGCGCACCCAAACCAGCCGGGCCTGGCGCGAACAGGTGGATCAGTGGTGGGCTGAAAAATTACAGATACCCAATCTCACCCCGAGATGGGTATTGCAGCAGTGGGGAACCGAAGTGTGCCGTCGCGGATTCCATGACAATATCTGGGTAGCAAGCCTGGAAAACAAACTGCGCAAAACCACCGATGATATAGTTATTTCTGACTGTAGATTTCCCAATGAGATCGAAGCTTTACGCAATGCTGGCGCTAAACTCGTCTGGGTTGAGCGTGGTGCGAGACCAGTTTGGTATGACTGGGCGGTATGTTACAACCGGGCCAACGATGAACAACGTACCATCATGCGCATCGTGGCCGATCTAGAAGAAAGCATGTTTCGGTACCGGATCCATGAAAGCGAGTGGGCCTGGGTAGGCAATAGATTTGATCATCACATTGACAACAATGGTAGCTTGGAAAATCTCTACGATCAAGTCAGAGATCTGGTTCCAGATCTCCCGGCCGCGCTGGCGAATCGCCCCTAGACACAGCGATTTCGCAGTTACGGCATACGCTGCGTAGATTTTTGGGTTCCACGTTGGTCAATCTGCCATCCATGTGATACACCAGGATCTGGGCACTGTATCTAGCCCGGAATCCGCATAGATCACACACTATTTTTTTGCGATAGCCCGCTATCTCCCATCGCGGCCGATGCGGGCGTATACCTCGATTCCGGCGTTGACAATTTTCGCAGCGACGTCGATAGTGTATGCGATCCAGGCCGTGATAGTTTACGGCACAGGGACGTTGACCGCAGGCAGCGCAAATGGGACGAGTCATCCTCTATTTAACTCACGAACCTTGGCCAAAGGGCGTTCTAGCGGTGGTTTTTTTGTGGCTTCCGGTAAATATCACTATAACTTTTTACAAGGAAACCTCAAAATGGCCCTGACATCACCTGGCGTAGAAGTAACAGTTATTGACGAAAGCCAATACATTCCCTCGGCAGTCAACACTGTACCTTACTTCTTGATAGCTACTGCACAAAACAAAGTTTCTGGTGACGGCGTAACCGTTGCTGCTGGTACGACCGCAGCCAATGCCGATAAAACCTATTTAATCACAAGCCAACGTGATTTAGTAGCCACTTTTGGTGTACCGTTTTTCTACAATACCACGACCGGTACTCCCATCAATGGATATGAACTCAACGAATACGGTTTGCTGGCTGCCTATAGCGCCCTGGGCGTGACCAATCGTTGCTATGTGCAACGTGCAAACATCAATCTGACCGAACTCACAGCCAGTCTGGTTCGCCCCACGGGCAACGCCAACAATGGCACCTATTGGTTGGATACTTCGACCACGCAGTGGGGTATCCAGGAATGGAATCAATCCACAGCTCAATTCACGGTGAAAACCCCCTTGGTCATTACCGAAGTCGAATATGTGGTGGATGCTGCTGGTGGTGATTATACTCCCGTGACCAGCTATGGCAGCATCGGTGATTATGCTATCACAGCTCTCAGTGTGCCTATGTATGGTTACTACAAAAACTCTGACAACGTCTGGGTACTGGTAGGCAGCGATGACTGGAAAATGAGCTGGCCCACAGTGGCAGGTACAGCTACCCCCAACAGCTTGACCAATGGTGCCAACATGTATATCAATGGTACCCTGGTCACTGTGGGCGCAGGATCAACGGCATTGACTGTGGCAGGATTTGCCACTGCCATCAACAATGCGGCCATTACCGGCGTATCGGCCATGGTCAAAAGTGGACGTCTGCAATTGTTCTGTGATAGCACAGCCACAAATGACGGTTCGTCTGGTGATGGTGGATTGATCACTATCGAACAAGGACCAAATCTAGGTGCTGCACTGCTGGCGGCCCTGGGCATCACGGTCAATACCTATCTGGCACCCACATATCTTGCCAGCTACAGCTACCAAGCTCCGCGCTGGAGAACCACTGACACAGCACCACATCCCACAGGGTCGGTCTGGAACAATCTCAGCACAGTGAACTATGGCTTGGATATCCGTATCAAGAAATGGAGCGCCACGCTGGGCGAATGGATAGCTCAGAAAACACCCGCATATGACGGCATATCTCAGGCCATATATGGGTTGGATCCTGTGAATGGTGGTCGTACTATTCCCGTGGGTACCACCTACATCAACCCCATGGCCAACTACTATGAAACAGTGCCACTAGACACCATGTGTTTTGAAATCCTGGAACAGTATGCGTTTGGACAAACTATCGTTACTGGTACCAGTACACCCACCGGCAATGCGTTCACACCCGGTAATACTTTTGCCATGGCTGGTAGCCAACCCGGAACCACTAGCAGCATCACCAGTACAGTGACCATAGGTGGAACTGGTTCGGTGGCTGATTTTATTGCAGCAGTATCCGCAGCCGCGGTGCCCTATGTCAGTGCATCGGTGAACAGTGCTGGTAATATTGTGTTCACTCACAGTGCCGGTGGTTGGATCAGTCTGACTCCGGGCACAGGCAATCCAATAACCACTGCTGGTTTTACCTTGTCAACGCCCAAGGTTCGCCAATCATTCACGACCCCAGGTCGATTGATACTGTCTAATTTGGTCACCGCGCCCTTGTTCACCTATACTGCCATGGACACCGCGCCCGATCAAGATCCAGCAGACGGAACCATGTGGTATTATAGCACAGCTACTCAAGTGGACATCATGATCCAGGACAACGGTCAATGGCAAGGTTATCAGAACGTTAGCAATGATGTTCGTGGCTACGACCTTACACTGACCAATGCCAGCGGACCCATATGCTCGGCCACCGCACCCATGACACAGAATGATGATGCAGAAAGTCCCTTGGTGTATGGTGATCTCTGGTTGGACACCAGCGATTTGGAAAACTATCCCAAGCTCTATCGCTGGCAGTTGGTAAGTGGCCAAGCGCAATGGGTCTCTATCGATACCACAGATCAAGTCACACAGAACGGTATCTTGTTTGCTGACGCACGTTGGGCACCCAATGGTACCACAGATCCCATCAGCGATGCCATACCCAGTATCGTGAGTCTGTTGACCAGTGATTATCTGGATCTTGACGCACCTGATCCTGCGCTATATCCACAAGGCATGTTGATGTTCAACACACGACGTTCGGGTTACAACGTCAAGACCTTCCAGCGGGATTACTTCAACAGCACATCCTATCCAGCTGATCCATGGTCGCCTACCACGTCCTATACCATTGGTAGCTATGTAAGCTATAACGACTTCAACTACATCTCCATGTCCAATGCCAATGTGAATCACACGCCCGGCACCAACGTGAACTATTGGCAAATAGTCACAGTGACCAACACCTGGTTGTCGGCTTCGGGCAATCGTGACAATGGTGCTATGTGGGGTGGACGCTTGGCCCAGCGCCAGGTGATAGTCAAGGCCATGAAGTCGGCCATTGACACCAGCGAAGCTGCACGTGAAGAACAGAACCAGTTCAACATTATCGCTTGCCCGGCCTATCCTGAACTAGAGCCCAACATGATTGCGCTCAGCAATGAACGCAACAACACCCTGTTCGTGGTGGGTGATACACCCATGCGTCTGGGACCAGATGGTAACAGTCTGGTTGAATGGGCCACAAACCGCAATGGTCTGGGTCTCCCGGCCGAAGATGGCCTGGTGGCTACCAGCAACTATATGGCCACATTCTATCCCAGCTGCCAGACCAACGATCTATCGGGCAACAGCGTGGTAGCACCGCCCAGCCACATGATGGTTCGTACCATACTGCGCAGCGATGCTGTGAGCTATCCTTGGTTGGCTCCCGCAGGTACACGTCGCGGCGTGGTGGACAATGCCACAGCGATTGGTTACATTGATGCAGCCACAGGCGAATTCGTACAAATCTCTTGCAGTCAGGCAGTGCGTGATATCCTGTACGAACACAATGTAAATCCCATCACGTTCATTCCGGGTGTGGGTATCGTGAACTTTGGTAACAAGACTTCGCTGTCAGTTACCACTGCGCTGGATCGTATCAATGTGGCACGTTTGATCTGCTACCTACGCGGTCGCCTGGAAGAAATTGGCAAGCTGTATCTGTTTGAGCCCAATGATCAGATCACTCGTAACGAAATCACCAATACTGTGAACAGTTTGATGATTGATTTGATAGCCAAACGCGCAATCTATGACTATCTGGTGGTTTGCGATCTCAGCAACAACACACCGGCCCGCATAGATCGTAGCGAACTCTGGGTTGATATTGCCATAGAACCGGTCAAGGCAGTGGAGTTTATCTATATCCCCTTGCGCATCAAGAACACCGGTGAAATCTCTGGAGCAGCAGGACGCTAACGAAAGGTGACCAGATCTTGTCTGGTCACACTTTCTGGTAAATAAACTTATAGGAGATCACAAATGGCAGTTAGCTCACTACAACGAATGACAGTGCCCCTGGCGAGCGATCAGAGCTCGAGCACCCAGGGCCTGTTGATGCCCAAACTCAAGTATCGTTTCCGGGTATCATTTGAAAACTTTGGTATTTCAAAACCCACAACCGAACTGACCAAACAGGTCATGACGTTTGATCGACCCAACCCCACGTTTGAAGAAATCACGTTGCCCATCTACAACAGCACCTTGAAGCTAGCTGGTAAAGCCAGCTGGCCCGATGTCAACTGTGAGCTGCGTGATGACGCTTCGGGATCGGTCAGCAAACTGGTAGGCGAACAGTTACAGAAGCAGATGGACTTCCTGGAAATGGCATCGGCTGCTTCGGGTATCGACTACAAGTTCTTGACCAAGGTAGAAATCCTGGACGGTGGCAACGGCGCAGCTACTCCCGTGGTTCTTGAAACCTGGGAACTGTATGGTTGTTATATCAAGAACGCCAATTACAATCAGTTGAGCTATGCGGAAAACGCACCAGTCACTATCACTCTGGCCATCACATATGACAACGCTAACCAGACACCCAATGGTACTGGTGTTGGTACTGCGATTGGTCGTACGCTAGGCGATGTGGTAACTGGCGCTGGCACCACGCAGACCGCGGTCTAAGTCCTGGAGATAGGCTTTGGCCAATGGTGGCGGTCCGTTTGGTATCGGCGATCAGATACTGAAAGGTTTTATCGGTACGGAAACCTTGCGTGATTACACTCACGCAAGCCGTACCTTTACCACCAACAGCTATGAACTCAAGCCACGCTACAAGTTTCTCTATCATGTGAGCTTTACCATCAACACTCAAGAGATACCCTATCTCCGCGGTGTGTTCAGCAATGATGATGTGGCCAAATTGAGTCTCTTGGTCAAGACGGTGGAACTGCCCAAGTTTGAGATCCAGGCCGAACCACTCAATCAATACAATCGCAAACGTGTGGTACAGACTCGTATTGATTATCAGCCGGTCAACATCACGTTCCATGACGATGGTGGTGACAATGCTCGCAGGCTCTGGTACTACTATTTCAGTTACTACTACCAAGATCCCACTCAGAGATATCTTGATCCCAACAATACCAATGGCAGCGTGGGTGCCAGTGCCAACCGCACCGCGGGATTTGGGTACAATGCTCGAGATATTTACAATGACAGTTTGCCGGTCAAGGACTGGGGTTATATCGGTGAAACTTGGCAGAATGGCTATTGTGGCCCCGACGGTAAACCCGCTTTCTTTCGCGACATCAGGATCTATGGTCTGGATCAGCGCAAGTTTGCCGAATACATCTTGATCAACCCCGTGATCAAATCCTGGAATCACGATCAATATGATTATAGCCAAGGCAATGGTATCATGCAACACAACATGACCATACTGTACGAGACTGTGAAATACTATTCGGGCGCTGTTGGTAAAAATCGTCCTGATGTGAATGTACAGGGTTTTGCGGATCCGGCCCACTACGATACCCGACTCAGTCCCATCGCAAGACCCGGCGCCAATCGTACCATATTTGGCCAAGGTGGATTGTTGGATGCGGGTGCTGGTATCCTGGGTGATCTACAGAGCGGCAGCGTGGGTGGTCTGGTGGGTGCCGCGCAAAAAGCCATGCGTACTTACAATACCTACCAGGGCGGCAATGTGGCTGCCACAGCAGTGAGCGAAGCCACTGCTCTGGGCACCGCGGTATTGGCTCAAGGTGCCAACAGCCAAGGCGTACGCAACATCATGAATACCAAGACCGGTGTGTTCTTTCCAACTGCACAGACTCCTAACAATCCATGAGCTCCATAAACGATACCAATTACAACAAAGATCTCACAGTACGAGTGTTTGATCAATTTTACAATTATGACACCTCGGTACCCGCAGACGAATATGATTTGGTACATTCGTTTTTCCTGGCCAACACACAGAGTCGAGTGTCGGCTGGCAACCTCACAGTGAGTCTGTTCAGGGTGGCACATGAAACCAAGATCCCGGTCATGACTCTGTTGCAGGGATTTCAAGGACAGGGCGGTCTCAACCTCACGGCCAATCTTGCCTACTACCTCAACCTGGTACGTGATCGTGCGGCCCTGATCGGTGTGGGTGTTCCGGTACAGGCCAATTTCTACGCAGCTCGTAATATACTGCAATGACACATTGGGCTCGGGGCAAATTCCAACCCACCAACCCCGGCAAATACCTGGGCAAAGGTTTACCCACCTATAGATCCAGCTGGGAATTTTCATTCTTTACCTTTTGTGATCGCAATGAAAATGTGTTAGAGTGGGCTTCGGAACCAGTATTCATTCCCTACCGCAATCCGTTCACGGGCAAGATGACCAGCTATGTGCCCGACATCCTGATACGTTATCGCACTCGGCACAACAAGGTGTGCACCGAGCTGATCGAAATCAAACCCCGGAAGCAGAGCCTGATAGAAGGTCGCATGACCCAGAAAGATCGCATGATCGTGGCGCTGAATCATCACAAGTGGGCCGCGGCCCAGGTCTGGTGCCGTAAACAGGGCATAGTTTTTCGGGTACTCAATGAAGATCAATTGTTCCATCAGGGCAAGAGCTGATCTCACGGTCACGAACCTAGTGCTAGTTGACCAAAACAATAAATATGGTATGAACACCAAACTCCAAGAGTTATTTGATTTGCCTCCTCAGGATCAAACAGAATTGCCAATAGAACCGGTCATGCAGCCCAATCCCGAAATTATCACGGTGCTGGATGCCACCATAGACAAGATTGACGCTGCCCTGCCCGGTGTGCGCGGTCTGGAAGCCACCGACAGCGAGATGGACGATCTGGCGGGCATGGCCAAGACCAGTTATGAGGAACTCATGACCCTGGGCATGAATGTGGAACCCAGATTTGCCAGCGAAATATTTGCCGTGGCCAGCAACATGCTGGGGCATGCCATAACAGCCAAGACAGCCAAACTGGACAAAAAGCTCAAGATGATAGATCTACAGCTGAAAAAGGCTCGATTGGATCAGACTCAGGACAACGCGCCCCCGCCCCAGACCGGGCATGGTGTGGTGTTGAGCCGCAACGAACTGCTGGATAGAATCCTGGGCGGCGCGGCTCAAAAAGACGTCAAATCATAAATATAGGCAAGGATACCGTCTATGAAACCATTTGCAAAATACCTAGCTGAAAGCGAAAGAACCTACGATTATCGCATCAAATTGTGCGGTCGAGTACCCGAAGAGCTGATCCGACAGCTCAAGCAAAAATTGGATCAATTTGATCCGGTACGCATGAGTGACACACGTACCACGCCGATCCAGGCCATACCCACAGACTTCCCAAATTTTCAAAACGATAGCGTGACCATGTTTGATGTGAGCTTCCGCTACCCCGCGATCGAGCCCCAGATCAAACAGCTGATGCAACTGTTGAAGTTTGATCCCAATCGTGTGGTCATGACCACCCGGGACTACAACGACAGCATGGTGGATGAGTATGAGAAAATCAAAGATGAAAATCGAGATCTGCTCAAGAATACTGATCTACCGGAACCGGATCGTGTACAAAAAGGTCTCAAAAAAGACTACAGTGCGGAGCCGCATGACCATGTGGTGTTGAAGAATCAATACCGTTCAGATTTCACCGTGGCCGGTAAGAAGACACCGCCTGCCAAGACCACCAATGAACTGCCACAGGGAAATAAGAGTCCCTTCGCCAATATCAAACGTCCACCCAAGCCGGCCACCGGCGCCCAACCTCGAGGATAACTGCAATGACATTTTTTTACGACATGAACAAAAAGTTGGCCAAACTGGCCCAAGGCAAGGAACAGCTCACAGAAGGTGCTGTGTTGGACAAACTGCGCCACAAAGTAGGCGAAGCGGCCAAGCCTGATTTTTTGGATCTGGACCAAGATGGCAATCGCCACGAACCCATGAAGCAAGCGGCTCGCCAGGCCAAGCAAGGTGTGGAGGAAGGCAAACCAAAACCCTTCAGCAGCGATGACTATGACAAGTTTGGTGTGCGTAAATCTTCTTCGTTCAACCAACCGCCCAAGGCCAAGACCAAGGTCAGTGGTCGAGATCTAGCACCCGATCTGACCCGTGCAGTGGAAAAAGCATCTGGTGGCCAAGAAACTCTCCGGCGTGATGCCAAGGGTGTGCTGCAGGTAGTCAAAAAGACAACCAAGAAAAAGCCTGCCACCCATAAAGTCGAAGAACTCAAACTGGCCGATCTGCCGGTAAAATCAGTGCAGGGCAAACGCTATGGTGGCGCGAGCCAGACAGATGAACCCGATGCCGATGACCAAGACGACGGTGAGCCACGTCATATGGGCCGCAAGGCCGTGGGTGCCGGCCGGGGCAAAAAAATCGGAGCCAAGGTCAAGGGCACATCCAAGCTGCATCGCAAAGGCGCCATAGCTGAGGAGCTACCACCCGGAGCCCAGCCTGATGATGCGGGCGAATACGGCAACGAAGGCGATCAAGCCAAGGATCAGATCCATACTATCGTGCGTCATGCCCAGGCCCTGGAAAAGATCCTGGCCGATCGCGAGGATTTGCCTGAATGGGTACAAATGAAGTTGACCAAGATCGAAGGCATGATGTCCACTGTGGATGATTACATGCAGACCCAACACGAACGTGATGGGGAAATGGCCACTGGTGAAGAGGGCCAGGAACAACCACTGGGTGAAAAAGCCGTGAGCGTGGCCCAGCGTCGCGCTGCCGGCATCGCACATGCGGCACAGAAGGGTGAAATCCCCAAATCCGAACTACGCGGTGCCAGCCGAGAGATGGCCAAGATGAGCAAGAAGGAACTGCATAAGTTTGCTGCTACCAAAGAAAAAGGTCTGCCCACCAAGAAAAAAGAAGTGGAAGAAACTTCCACAGTAGCGGGATCGGTCGCGACAGCCCCGGCACCGCGAGCCAAGTCAGAATCCGCGGATGTCCCCAAGAAATCTCCGGGTGGTAAAATGCAGTATGGTAAAGGCATCTATGACAGCATGAACCGTGAACTGGAAGCCATGATCTCTGAAAGCATGAGCGTAAACATCAGCCGCAGTAGCGAAGGCAATGATTCAGTCACAGTCACAGCCACCGAAGAAGATGCAGGTGATTTGATTGAGCTCCTAAAACGTGCTGGTGTGGGGGTCATGCCGCACACCCCGGATTCACATGCCTGCCCCAGCTGTGGTCAAGAGCCCTGTGCCTGTGCCACGCAGGTAGATGAAAATCAACCGGAATGGCCCACCAACACCGAAACAAACTCCGATGCCCTGCAATACTCAGGTGGTGTCAACAAACCCAAGACTGATGTTGCTGGCGATGGTCAGACCGTGATGCCTACCACTGCGGTGCGTGTGCAGGAAACCGAAGATCTCGACGAAAACAAATGCATGGAATGTGGCATGTACGAAAGCAAATGCGAATGTGATCGGCCCATGGACGAAAGCCTGGAGCGTATCCGGGAACTGGCCGGGGTGCAGGAAGCTGCTAAACCCGATTTCTTGGACATCGACCAAGATGGTGATCGGGAAGAGCCCATGACACAAGCCGCAGCAGAAAAAGACCAAAAACTAGACGAAGTGTTACCGGCTATTGGTGCTGCTCTAGCTCGCACTGCCGTGGGATCCGGTGCCAGTGCACTGACACGAGGTGCTGCAAGCCTGGCAGGTCAGATGGCGGGAAAGGCCCTACAGGATAAACTCAGCAGCAATAAAGAAAATCAAGCGTTTGAGTCCAGTCTCCAGGACATGACTCGCTTGTGGAAAGCATATAAGGCCTAACCATGAAAACACTGCGAGACCATATCAACGAAGCAGAATCCTGGGTCGCAGCACCGGCCGTGGGTGATGACTTTGCCATAAACATCCGTGAAGAATGCCTGGTAGAGTCACACATAGTTGACGTTGTGGAAGATGGTGTGGTCTTGGCCGCAGACGAAGACATGATGCGGATCTTGGAAAGCTATGGACTGCTGGAAGAGCAAGGCATGGCCCAAGATCAAAAGAACGAACCAGAACCCAAGACAAAGTCAGGTACCGGTGCCAAACCCACCACCAGTACACATTGCCCAGGCTGTTACAGTACCGACATCAAAACCTACAGTGATGGTGAGAAAGAATGCCATCAATGCCATAAAACTTGGCATGTCAAAGGTGTGGCGGAAGGCAAGTTTCAACATACGTTCAATCGAAAAGATGTCGCAAGAACGTTACTACAGTTACAGCAGGTCGAAGATTCTGGATTGTCTGGACGTAAATTAGCCAGTGCGCTTCATGGCAATGTGTTTATCAAAAGAGATTTCCTGGAAAGATTCCTACCAAAATTAGTAAAAAAGGGTATAATCTCATCGTTGGATGGGATTTACAAGATAACTCCAGCCGGTGCTAAGTGGATCGCAAAATTCCCCAAAGATACATTATATGTCAGAGATAATGTCAATGAGCAAGGTGTAGCGGAGGCAGGCTTGCCAGGTAGTTTAAGTTCCAGCGATTATATGCTTGGGCCACGTTCTGGAGTAAATTTGCCATCAGTTGATACTAGAGATTTATTGCAGAAAAGATTTGAGACCTACGGAAACCATGAAAAGTGGTTGCGTGATGTAAATCGTGTTAACCGTGAGTTGCTAGATGACAATGCAGAATATATTTCCAATGCAAGTGGTGAATTGGTTACTATCAACGGAAAACGATTTGCAGCCTGGAGTGAGCGCAATGGCAACGGTGATATTGAAATAGATGTCGCCAAGAAATATAGAGAACAAGGTGTGGCGGAAGGCTCTTCGCAAGCAAAACGTATCGCAGAAAAAATCTGGGCCAAATATGGATCACCAAAAAATGAAGATCGTCTTTACCCCGAAGATTTGTTGGATTTAGTTGATGCGGCCGCAGGTGGCAGAACATATTTTATGTCCAATCAACTACTGGGAATACCTGGCGTCAAAACGATTTTAGCCAGTATCAACAACGGGAAATTTTACGACCGCGCAAAATTTGATAAAGGTGTGGCAATGTTGTTACGTGCCGCCCCTAAGTTTCGTTTTGGTGAGAGCCAAGAGCAAGGTGTGGCGGAAGCGGATCAAACCCTGCGCCGCATACAAGAATTGGCTGGTCTAGAACCTCAGACCACACCCTTGTCCGAAACCGTGGAGGAACATCTGCAAAACGAAGGATTCGATCCTGAAAGTTTTGAAGGCAGCACAGATGTTACCTGGATTGGTGACGATGGTGAAGAAGTAGAAGGATATGTAAATTATATCGCTACACCTGATCCACAAACCGGACATTTACATGTTAAACTAACTGGTGGTGACGTAACTGGTAACAATATTGCTGCTAAAGTTGACGATCACATGATTCAGTATCTAATCACTGATCCAGACTACAGCCCAGAATATCAGCAGGCTGCTGAACAGGATGCACAAGCACAGTGGGACTCACGTGACGCTAAACAGCACAATGCGGAAGATCCATACGACGTAGATGATCCTGCACCCATGGAAGCCAAATACCAAGGACGTGAAGTACCCCTGGGCAAGCCCATGGCCGGAGATGTAAAGAAAAGCAAAGTGTATGTGAAAGGTCCCAAAGGCAATGTGGTCAAGGTCAACTTTGGTGACAAGAAGATGCGCATCAAAAAATCCAACCCAAAACGCCGCAAGAGCTTCCGGGCCCGCCACAACTGTGCCAATCCTGGTCCGCGTTGGAAAGCCAGATATTGGAGCTGCCGAGCCTGGTGATATCATGACTATAGATCGAATCCGTATGAATTTTGAAAACAATCAGCCCCGGGATCTTTTCCGCACAGTACCGGTAGCCCCGGTTGCACAACCACAACCGGTAGACATCCCAGGTGTGCTGGACCAGACCCGTAAACTGTATCAACCCTATACCGGAACCACTAACAAGGATAATCACAAATGAGCGCCAATGTCTATACCAGTCTGGGCAACGCCGCAGTGTACACCGACAAGCTGCGTGTGAGTACCGGAAACACCGCAGTGACCTATCAGGTCTATGCCGTGGCCCTGGGATCGGCCTCACCTGTGGGCAACATCTACAGCGCGGCCATACAGGTGCCGGCAAATGCCACGCGAGATCTCTATTCAGGCGCAGGCAATCATGTGACCATAACCGGCAGCAACTGGACGGCCCTGGAACTGGGCACAGCCAGTTCGGCCACAGCAGGTGTGATCGGCCTGGGAAGCTACTGATTGTGCGCGCCCGCGAGTTCATTACTGAATCGCCTCGGGGCGGTAGCAGAACAGCGGCCGCACCGGAATTTGAAACCGCGCATCCCGGTCTGGTAGCACCTTCGGGATCGGGCGACGTATACTGGGGTCGCTATTATGATTTTTATCGTGTGAGTTCCTTGGCCGGCATGGATCCCAAAAAGCTCAAAGAACTTGATCAGCTGAGTTTCTGCGGCAATCTACCACTGTTCAGCGCCTATACCGACTATGACCGTGAAAAGCTCATGGCCATCATGAAGCATTTGAAAATGAAGCCGCATGATTACGTGAGCAAAGGCAGTCGTGAAACGTCGGATGTGCAGGTACAGAGTCCGGTAAAACCTTTTGCCGGATATGGGCGCTAGCCATGTGCATAATCGTGGCCCGATACTTTCCCGGGATTGGGTGGGCCGGGGCCAAGAATCGAGATCGTAACTACGTACCGCGCCTGGACTTTATCGAAAGTACCGAGCGGGGCGTGTCACGCATGATGATGCATGATCGTGTGACCGGCTACAAAGAAGGTATCAACAGTCAGGGCATCAGCATACTCAATACCAGCCTGGATGTGTACACAGACGAACGAGCCATTGAACAAGGTGAAGCCGATACCAGCCCGGATGGTCGCTTGATTGCTCGGGCCTTGCTCGAGCGCGAAGTCAAACCCGCAGTTGACGTCCTGATCCAGGGAAAGCTGGGTGGCTGCACCATGGTGTTTGATCAAGAAACACTGTATCTCATAGAAGCCGGCGATCAAGATGGACGTAGACCCTATAGATCTAAAGTAAAATTGATTCCGCACACGCAACTGGTGGCTCGTACCAATCACGGCATCTGGCTGCCCTGGGCCGGATTCCAAAACAACGCCAAAAACACGCAAGAGACCCAGGATCGCATAAGCAGTCGAGCTCGACTGCTACAGGCTCAACAGGTGGTACGTGACGCCCGTACTCCCCAGGATCTCGTGGATGGCATGTGCCAGATCAACATCCCAAACCCGCAGCTGAACATCATGCGATACAGTACCGAACCCAAGAAATTTCGCACCACCAGCCAGCAGCTATGTGTGCCCCGGGAGCGTACTCTCTACTGTCGTCCGGTCAGCAGCCATATCGAGTTTGATTTCTGGCGCTTGAATCGTCCTGATACCAATGTCTGGGTCGAAATACTAAGTAATAGACTGCTATGGCAGAAGAATCGCGGTACCAAACCCTTCAGTCACATGCATCTAGGAGATGATGGCAAATGAGAGCACGAGAATTTGTAACAGAAACACGCTACGGTAGAGCCGCAGATGTGCCGGCCAGCTCTCGCAAACTGCCGCATTCGCACCGTACAACTATCAAGGGCGCGATCAGCATGCCCGATATCAGCAGCAACAAGCAGGGCGGCAGTCCCTATACCCAGTGGCGATTCAGTATCGCCATGGCCGGTGCACCCGATTACCCTACGCCACCTGCGGGCGCCTTTGCGGGCGATCCCCTGTTGGCCTGTTATAGTGATGTTGACATGGAAATCATCAATGCTGCCGCCCAGATGGTGCAGGCAGGTCGCGTGAACAAACTCACGGACAATCGCAGCCGTGAACCTGATTATGTGCACCGAAACAGTCCTGTACGACCTTTTGCAGGATACGCACGATGAGAGCGCGTGAATTTGTAGCCGAATCTCGCGTGGGTAGCCTCCAGGATGATGTGGCTCGGGCCCTGCCGGCCACGTATGTGTTGACCAAACTGCAAAATCAAGACCCCTATGAGCAATACAGATTTGGGGTGGCCATAGCCCAGGCCAAGGGACGCCGTGGTCGTGAACAGGCCGGCGAAGGTACTGTGCATGATTTCGCACCGCGCAGCGCCTGGGGTGAAAACCAAGTGGTTGTGAGTTTTGACCCCGACATCGAAGACTGGATCGACGAAGCTCTCAAGGCCATAGGACAGAGTCCCAGTGACAAGCGTCTGATCAGCACAGCAACCAGTGAAGAAGCTGATGATGTGGACAAGACCAGTCCCTTGCGACCGTTTGCGGGATACTCACGATGAGAGCACGAGAATTTGTCATGGAACAGCTGGAACGTTTGCCAGCCGAAGTGGCCGAACCCATGCAGCATGCCTATCGATTGCCTGGCATACGCAACAACGATGCCTATCATACCATGCGCCTGGGCGTGGCCATGGCGCGAGCTCGAGCCGAAGCCGGGGGATATGTGCAGGATTCGGAAGAATTTCCCACGATCACTGTGGGACAAAACGCCATGGTCGTGGGTTTCAACGACAACGTAGAAAAGATCATAGATCGTGCCTTGGCCATGACCGACACACCGGGCGGCAAACAGTTGATCTCTACCCGTACCAGCCAAGAACCCAATTTGGTAAATAGTCAAAGCCCGCTACGGGCATTTTCTGGATATCCTAGATAATGGAACCAAACCCATCTCAAGTGGCACCCTGGTATTTGCGCAACATCACGCAGGCTCTAGAGCTGGATTCGGCCACGGGCAATGTGTTCCTGCGCACCAACAGTGTACTCGCAGGCAATGTGTCAGTGGGCAATGTGGCCATTGGTTCACTGGGCAACATAGATCTCAGCCATACTTACATGCCAGTGAGTGTCACCGGCAACATCGCAGGCATCACCAGCAATGTCACTGTGCAAGGCAATGTGGGCATTCTTGGAAATGCCAACGTCAGTGGCAATGTGGGAATCTTGGGCAACGTAAACGTCACACAAGGAACCACTCCATGGTCAGTCAGTGGAAATGTCACGGTCAGCAGTGGTAACATTACCACCACAGTTGATCCAGCAGAAAAAACTGCATTCCAAGAACCTTTGGCCATCACCATAACTCCAGTGATACAAGCTGATGGAGTTTATGGATTGGATCCAGATATTTGGAGCACCACTCAACTCAGCAATGGTAATGTTGTGCTCAGCAGTGTGAGCACATGGCAGGTAAATTCAGGAACGTCACCTGGTGGTTATGCTAGGTTGGCAACTTCTAGATACATGACGTATCAACCTGGCCAAGGATCCATGTTCCGCTGGACCGCGGCCTTTACAGCCAATGCCACAAACAAAAATGGTCTAGGAGTAGCAAACATAGTGCAAACCACTGGACCCATCGACCGCGAAGATGGCTATGCCATAGGTTACAGCGGCAGCACCAGCACTGCAAATTCTAACCGTGCGCAGAAGATTGGCTTCTTGCACAGATTAGGTGGCAAGACCGAAATACAAACACTGACCATAACACAACAAAACACTGGTGCTCAAACTGCTACCATCACTCTCGATGGTTCTGCTTACACAGTAAGCCTGGCCACCAGCTCCAGCACAGCTTATTGTGCCGCACAAATTGCCAAATTACTAAAAGCACAGACAGTCCCCAACAATCTTTGGGATATCGATGCCTGTGGCAGCACAGTGACATTCACATACTACTCACCAGGTGCCAAATCTGGAACATACAGTTTTTCCAGCACAGGCACTGGCACCGCAGCAGCTGGTACATTTTCACAAACACAAGCAGGTGCCACACCCACTGACACATGGACCTATGTGGATCAATGGGACAATCAGAATGTGAGCTTTGATCCAACCAAACTCAATGTGTGGGCAGTGGATTTCCGTTGGTTGGGCGCAGGTATCGTGCGATTGTTCATGGAAGATCCTGCCACAGGTCAGATGACCTTGATGCACACCCAGCGATGGACCGATGCTGATGGTAACAATCCAGCACCACACATTAGAAAACCCAGTTTGCGTATTGTTTATAGGTCAGGAACCACCTCGGGTGCCACACCCAGTCAAAATGTAGTCGTCACAGGCGCCAGTATCATGACCGGCATACAGGGTCAGATTAGACAAACAAATTCAAGTCAAAGTTTTTATGCTCTTGATGGCGCGACCAAAGCCAAAGACACAGTATGGCATTTTCTCAGTGTGCAAAATCCTTTTGTGCGAAACGGTATGGTCAACAAGAGCAGTTTGGTATTACAAGACATGTCAGTGGGTCTCAAAAGCACCGATCCTGCTGTGATTTATATGATCAAAAATGCAGTAGGCACCAGCGACTTGTTGGTGTTCAGTCCGCAGCCCAGTGCCACTGCGTTCAACTTTGCGCAGATAAGCACCAGTGCAGTTACAGAAACCTTGGCATCGGATCAGATTGTACTGGTACAGACTGTGGGGGTCAACGGTGGTGCTCAATTCAACTTGCTGCCCTATAACTTTGTGTTGGCACCCGGAGAAACTATTAGTATTTTTATAAGTTGCTCACAATCATTCAACTCAACCACAGTTGGATTGGCCTGGCTGGTGGACTAAACTATGAAAGATCGAACTATGAAAAAAATACTATTCTTTTTATTGTGTGTGCCTCTTAGCTCATGGGCACAGATCAACAGCCAATGCCCGCAATTTACCAGCCATGGCACACCGGCTTATCAAGCACAGCCGGGAGATCAAGAACTGTGTAAAACCAATTATGCCGTGATCCATCGTTGCAGTGTGAAAGCACCTGTGGCAGTGTTTGAACATCTAACAGTGGCCGCAATGACCGGTCCGGCCAAGCGTCGAGACAACTTCCGTGCCGATCCGGCCGTTACAGCCAACTGCCAGGCCACCTTGGCCGACTATGCCACAGTGGGCAAAACACACGACCGAGGTCACATGGCTCCCGCGGGCAACAATACCCAGAACGACCAGATCATGAGTGAGAGTTTCTTCCTGTCAAACATGGTGGCACAGGTGGCCAACAACAACCGCGGAATCTGGAAACAGCTGGAGACCTGGGAGCGGGATTGGGCCGAGAAGGGCGGGGATTGGTATGTAATTTCGGGCGGCATCTTTGATGCTGGACATCCGGTCACGGGCAACGGT